AGTGGCTTGATAGATTGCAGTTGCCAATTGGTAAGCGTGTGATGCCACTTGCTCAAAATTGGTCATTCGATAAATTATTTATCGAAGATTGGATGGGACCGGCGTCTTATAATCTTTATTTCGATGGTCGGGCACGTGACCTGTTACCTGTCAGTTTATTTATCAATGATGCAAATGACGCACACTATGAACCGTGTTTGTTTCCTAAAAACAAATTAGGTTATATCTGTGCTCAAATAGGTGTAGAGTTCGACCAAGACCTGGCACATACTGCGTTGTATGATGCTATTAAAACTGCGGAGGCTTATAGAAAAATATGCCATGCGACGAAATGCTTACTATGAAAGAAGTTGATCGCAATAATAAATTCATATACAAATTCATGAAGATAGCCCGGACTGTCGCTGACGACAACCGGGCGTGCTACTCTCGAAAGATTGGTGTTGTGATTACGGATGAGAAGTACCACATTGTTGGTCTGGGTTATAATGGTCCGCCAGCGGGCACGCCACACTGTGATGATTATAGTTACTTATACAATTTTTATTGGCCACAGCTTACTGAAGATGAACAGAAATATCTCAAGCAAGTTGAAGGTGTATACAACGTACACAGTTTTGCAGAACATTACCATCAATGCGGCCAGTGTCCACGTAGACTAATCAACGCTGGACCCGGTGAACGATCAACATTATGTAGTTGTCAACATGCTGAACGTAATGCAATTACTAACAGTATGTCACAAGGTGTTTATATGTTTTGTTGGTGCGGTGTACCGTGCATTGATTGCACTGGTGCCATTATCAACGCTGGTATTAAGAAAGTGTATTGCCTTGCTCATACTGATTATCATCCAACTAGCCGGTATTTATTTGACCAAGCAGGTGTGACCGTTACCCAATATTTGGAGTCAAACTTTCAATGAAGTTCAAAATAACGCTCAAAGTCATGGGATCAATTGATACTAAGATTGAAGTACCTTTACTTGCAAGTGGAACAAAAGACGTATTTATTATTGAAGCACCTGACGCTATCGTAGCTATCCAAGAAGTGTTAGATCAACTTAGGAATATGTTTCCCCTCAACGCATACGTGATAGTAACTGACATCCACATTGACCAAGTCACTTGAAAGGAAAAATGGAATACATAACTTTTGATATGCTTCAAGCACAAATGAAAGTGTGGCAAGCACATAACTTTCCAGGGCGAGAGGAATGGAAACCTCTCCTGGGAGTAGGAGAAGAACTCGGTGAATTGAATCATGCGTTCTTAAAACTCAAACAAGGAATCCGTGGGACTCCTGAACAACACCGAGCTAAGATGAAAGATGCTATCGGTGATTTACTAATCTTCTTAGCTGACTTTTGCAACAGTCAAGACTTGAATATGACTGACTGCATGATCACTACTTGGTGCGACGTAAAGAAACGTGACTGGATCAAGTATCCATTGAACGGGGTCAGTCAATAAGGTAATCAAAGTACATAAAATTAGATGTTATTTGCGCCCAAGTCATTGTCGTAAGTCCGTATTGCAAACCCCACGGATTATACAAAGTAATAGTTTTATTTACTTCGTCGTACCCTACTACAATGTACACATGATTGCTGACAACATTAGGTGCATTTTGATAACTTATGAAACAAACCATATCGTCCTTGTGGTTCCAAAAGTTTGTTGCACCTGTTGCAGTCATATTGAACGCAACTGATTGTTCACCGCTTATGTGCGTAAGTGCAGCGTAGGCGTAACCAGAATCAATCCCAATGTAACTATTTTGTCCACTTGTAATGAATCCTGCTCTGCTAAAACCAAACTCATTCAATTGAGCATAGGCTTTCTCAGCAAGTGATACCCATAAATCACCACGAGCATATATCAACGATCCATTTACCGTTGGTAAGTATTGGTCAACGGTCACATAATACTTGTTACCAGCCCAATCAAACCATCGAATAGTGTAAGTATTATCACCATTATCGGTGAACATACTACTGATTACATCAGGCTGATTGTCTGCTATTTCACCAAGGGCAGCTAGTACATAGCAAGTCCCAACGGTTCCTTGTTGAACATCGGTATAATTTATTCCGTCCTTAAACAATTCACCTTCAACAAAAGTATACGTGCCACCTGCTGTCGGACGATCTAATCCGAAGAACCATTTGTTGACCAACTTATCCAATTGAACTGGATTACTTGTTAGTTGTCCAACATTATGATTCGCAGGTGTTCCGTCTACGACGTAACCCGTAAGTGCTTTGAGGACTTCATCGTCAATTACCGTCTTAAATGATTTTATGTCATTGAGTTCAACAGCGTCAATAACATTTTCATCTTTGACGTTATTCAGTAGATTGATTGTATCATTCCGGTCTATCGTACCATCTTGATACAGTCTACTTCCCAAGTCACTAAAAGCTTCATCAACTGCATTTTCGTTGAACCAATTACTTTGATTACCGTAACTCTCTTGAAACTTATTAACCTCATTGACCTTACGTGCTAAAACATAATCAGCAGTATCGACAATGTTATCGCTATTATAATCACCAACCAAAGGAGCCATCATTAGTCGAGTTTCAAGAAACTCAAACATCACTTAGAGTAAAGTTCTGTGACACTCTTGTACCTTCCCGGCATACGTTTGGTCTTATCACGTAGCCATACTTTGTACCTAAAAGAGATTCCGCGTGATTTACTTACACCATGTAACCACTGAGCAGGTTCATTATGATAACCCATGCTGAGACTATACGCATTAGCGGCGTACCATGCACCATTGACCAATGTCTCGGACCTACCAAGATTGGGTATATTCGTTGCACTGTGGAAATGCCCATTGACGAAATAATCTATGAAAAGTTTTTGAGAAGCATGGAGGGACATAATCCTCCGACTTTTACGCTCAATGCCGTAATAAGGGATTCCGTTCCATGCCTTGATATCATCGCCATGTTCAATGAAGAAGTTATGACCGTTAATGTTGATGATAGCAGTATACGACTTAGGAATCTTGAACTCAACATTATCTATCGCACGGCAAAGTAACCGTGTTGATTCATAGATCATGTAGTCCCAACTGTCATGTGGGTCGTTGAAGTTTTTCTTAGGTGTAGTACGGCCATGATTGCCTGGCACACAGATTATCTTTATTTCGTTAAAGTGTACTGAAAGGTCACGGATGACCAGGGCAAATAAATTGGATAGTGCGAAACAATTCTTAAATTGATTCTTAAATTCACTGTTAGATACTAAGTCGTGTATCTCACCGGAAGTTGTATCACCGTACCACAATAACCAAAGGCGTGGAAACTTATAACCACTCAACTTTTCGTTCTTAATCTTAAGAACATTCTCTACTAGATTCTCGGCACGTACAACACACTCTGTGAAGTTGTAACATTCTAAGCCTTGAGAACTGTCACGTGTGATTACTTCATCGCCGTGAACATCGCTAATGTGGAGGACTAAATCCTCCTCATCAATACCTTTCTTGGTTTGTTGTTTCACCGGTGGTAGTGCGTCAAGTGGCACTACGATGTTGTGTATATCATCCATGATTGTCTCATACAGGCGATCTTTTTGTCGCCTGTTTTTGAGTTTTCGCTCCGTGGCTGTCAGTTGTTCTTGTAAGTATTGATTACGTGCTTCAAGCTTATCAAGCTTACTTACTGGCATTCGGTTTGTCCTCGCGACAGTAATGGTGTTCATGCATGATTTTGGATAAAGGAACACCATCGACATAAACAATAAGTAATAATCGTCCGTAGACATCTCTGACACGACCTACCGGATTAAGGGCAACGGTCACTTTGGACTTCTTAATTAATGCTTCAACAAATGCTTTGGCTTCTAGACCACGTGCTACTTCGTCCTCAAAGTATTTAACTGACTTGCGTCTGTACGACGCTTCAAACGCATCGAAATCACAGCATCTGATTTCTTGACTTTTAAGGATAATATCAAAGCCAATATCAATATCTGCAACGAATGTATCTGCATCTTTAACTTTGGAGACGTTGGCCGAATACCTGTTTTCTGCTTGAGTATTCGAGCTTAACGCCAACATGATTCCAGCAATCAAAGTTATAAAGTATGCCAGGCGTAACAACTGGTGGTTCCATTGGAAATTCATAATCTTGTTCCTTTAATCCAGTAGCAATTAGTTCCGAACAATGAAAGCGTGATATTCCGGTATCAGCACTCTTACCTCTTAATCTTCGCAGCCAACGTAACCGCGGTGACGCCGCAACTAAAAATTGATATGTGGAAGCATAAGCATCAATCCAATGTTCGACACAAAAGTCCATTAAGTCCTTACCATCGTAGCCCGGATTCAATGCTTTCCAGTAAGCAGTGCCGCCTTTGTTCCAATACAATGTGTCAAGTGTTTTATACAAAGGAATGATTCGGACATTGGCACCTTCCATTGATTCAAACATACAAAGTGTTTTGTGATTAGCACCGTTGAATGTCACCCAACACGCAATACCTACGTGGCTTATCTCTGATTTCGTGAACCACTGTATTGCTTTGGACATGAACCACGTGCCACTAAACGCTAACAAATCACCTGTTTTTATTAAGGGTAATGCCCTGTGATACTTCATAAATTATTCCTTATGTAAGTGTATCGGGCAACCAGGCATTGCCGACAGTAGCATCTCTTTGAACCGAAAGACTGAACATCCCAACAAACTGCAATTCACTTCGCCTACGTGTACACACTGTGAACACGTATCAATTCGCTTATCCAACACTTCAAGTGTAAAGTAACGATGTAACCTTCGCTTTTCGTATTGTGATTTTACGTCGTCAAGTAACAACTCAGAAATAGCCATCGGGCAGATCGCTTAACATTATCCAGTTGAGAGGTTGGTAAAGATTACTTTGCGTCAAACCATTACCATACTGCGTTACACTGTCCCACTGTAGAATTGGTTCGTAGGATAATTTATCGGTATAAGCTGTATTAAACACTACGTTGTTTTCGTCTAATGGGTCTTGCATCCAAAAATTATTACCTGCCGCATATTCTGTGACAGGGTCACGTACAACAGTTTTACCAACAGTGATGATTTGGGTTAAATGAAAATAATTATAAGATAATGCACTTTGTTCAATACTCCCAAAAGTAAAACGATAATCACTATACAACCCACCTGAATCTTGTTCAACGTGTTGAACTGTAGGATCAAATATAATAGGGTATGCTTCAACGCTTATCCATTTACTATTCACCCTTACTTGACTATTCCAATAAAATGTAGGATAACCACCGTTAGAATACCCAACTAAATAAAAGGGTAAAGTAATTGTTGAGTACGTATCAACTTCTTCGTCAAAAACTTTAAGGTATGAATGCCCTGGGTAATCAACTGTGACACCAGCTTCACCATAAATAGGATATTGTACAAGTACAAAGCCACCAAAATATCTAGTTGCCAGTCTACTCACTAAATAATGTCCGGTATCGAGTGTGTTAAATACTTCTACAAAAACTTGTTTATGTTCAGCATTTTTATAAATATTTAATGTTTGTTTAGGATTAACACCGCCAGGTTCTATTGAAAATTGTGTAACAGCTAAATATGTATTCTTATGTATGTCTTGTACCCAATTGATTAAAGGTACACCATCCATTTCTGTAACAGTATCAAAGATCGCCCAACTAACCGTGTCGTACAAAAATACTTTAGTACCATCGCAACCTATCTTACCACTGACGACTTCTAATTGATTACCGCTTGTAATTTTCTTATACCCAATGATGTTATCAAGATCAAAAATATGGCGGTCACAAAGTTCTGTCCCAGATTTGGGATAGCCGTATTCACTTGCGTTCCAATTAAAATGTGGCAAATAATCATTGAGATTATATGGTGTATTTATTTCGTGTTCAACTGTCCCTGTCAAAAGATCAATCTGTAAAAAGTTATACTTAGTTGCACCTATAAACGGATAAAATTCATACTGACCAATGTCACTTAGATACAATTTGAATTGACTTATAAATGCAATCATTCTACTTTCAGTTTGTCCAAAAGGTTCGTACATTAATCCATATGTTGCACGACCAAATCCTTCCATTGTTAATTTACCTTTTGTCAGTTGTGAACTAAGGTTATACTTTGCAATTCTAACGCCAGTTGTGGCATTGATTACAAACATCACAACTTTACCTTCAACATCATTTATTTCAGGATCAATTGAAAACTGGTCATAACCAGCGTCATACTCGTTAGCGAACACATAAACATATTCTCGGTCTGCATCAGCCTCAACCATGAAAACAAAATCGCGTAATTTCTTATCGACTTTGTTTACAGAATCATAAAAATAACTTTGCAAGAAAACACTGTACGTTCCTTTTCTAAAACTATTAGGAACGTAATCAAGGCCGCTTGTACTACCTATTCCATACTTACCTGCCATTTTTGCAAGATAATATCGTCCTTGAATTTCTCTGTAACCTTCCTCAGGAATAAGGTCACCATATGTAATTTCTTCATCGTATGTATACGCTTCATATTGTCCACTAGGTGAACAACAACAATTAGCAAACATCAGCAATCCCTCCCAACGATAATCCACTTTTCTTCATCCGGGAAATAATTAATCAGACATTCCTTTGAAGCATTAAGTGTCTTGCCGCCCGTCGTCCAATTGAGCCAAGCAGTAACTTCAACATCTACGTCGTTTTGATTCTTAGCTTTGATTCCTTTTGCATAGACGTAAACAAGGCCACTACTGCCAGGAGAAATTGCTACTTTAGTTTTCGCTTTCCTGAATAATCCAAAACAACCAATCGGTTCATACTTATCAATAGACGCACGAACTTGTACTTTCTCATCAGGTAAAACAAAGTTTCTAGGTTCTGTTTCCTCAACCGTGATCGTAGAATCTTGGTCTTTGAACTCACCTTCATCCTCGTCATACAAAAACATTTTGCCTTTGGCAGCACCACCGGGCAAAAGAAGTTCGGTTGCTTTCCACCAAAGATTTTGATTATCACCAAGAGGCGGTGTCAATATTATGTAGATCGAAGCGTCCAAACCTATTTGTACAAGTTGGCCTTCTTTCCACTTATCACCTTCTACTTGATCAGGATAATATGCTTCAACAACAGAACCGTCTTGCAACATAACTTCGTAAAACTTTTTAAGTCCATCTTGGCGGAAAGTATCAACATCGAGTATGTTACCCCACCAGTAATCACGAGGCTTGCGATCAGAACTCGGTGCCCTTTGGTCAGGGTCAAAGTCTGACAGTCGATGTAACTTTATTGCTTTCCTTGGGCGATCACGATTATTAAGTGTGTTCAGTCCATTCAGCGGACTGTCTGGTGCCACATCATCAAGATCACCAGGTATTCTGTCACCAGTATCTTTACTCATGTGTCACTCGCTGCTGTTTTAACTGAACGCCATTTCTTATCAGGTTGATCGCCTTCTTCCTCAGACAACGGAAATTCAATATCTGTTTGTGACGGCCAAGCCAACGGATACTTGAACAAGTTACCCGCTTTGATCGGCAACCACATACCGATTTCTAATCCTTTGTCGTCCAGATTATATGATATGTGTTCGATGATTCCCTTACTAAACGGCACTTGATCTACGTTGATATGGATACAGTCATATACTTCCAAATCCAAATGCTCAATGAATGTCTTGAATCTAACATACTTCCAAGTATTACTTAGACGTATTAACCAGAATGTAGCAGACTTCTGTACCAGTTCTGGGATGTTGTAAATATAAAAATCATACTCCATCTTATGCAGTCCGTACTTCTGTATATTGTTTCTCAGGACAATCTCTTTTGTCTCAGTCTCAGGTAAGTAATCCTCTTTCCACTTCGCAGTAAGCTTCGTAACAAGCGATTCTGTTTCAGTATATGAGAGGGCGATACTACCTGTCTCCATGTCCTTGTTAGAGAGTTCTTTAACAAAGTTGGGTTCCTCAGATAAGTAGTACAGATAAAATGTTTCATTGATCAGACAAATGCAACAGCGAGATTGCCAAGCAATATCTGATAACAACTTAAGTACATTCTGCTGACTGAGTAATGCAAAATTACTTGGATACTTATCACCGAGCATCTCATATACGTGCCCGAAACTATTTAAGTCCCAATCCTTATCTGTGTACGTTTCAATGATATAGATTAGCTGATCAACTGTCCGATTTCCAACTGACGATTGCAAGCTAACATATACTTCTGATTCCCACTGTTCACCTTGGATACTTGACAAAGGTGTCTTGAACTTCAAAGACGTAACTATCAAATCATCACCTAGATTGTGACTCTCATTTAACTCATAATATTCAGCAGGAATAACATCAAGATATCGTTCTCCGTGTTCATTAAGACGATAAGCCTCAACACAGCGTACGTCACTTGGTAGTATGTTTGCGATATAGATTTCATAAGGATTATCCATATCATAAACAGTAGTATTTGGATTTGCACTCCACGGTTGATCTTCTGGAATCTCAGCAATATCAATATTCTTCTTATACCAACTCTTCATCGGTATTGCGGCAACTTCAACAATCTTCTTGATGTTCTGTCCAAGCAGCAAGAACATTTCTTGCGGTGTTACGGGATCAAAGAAGATGAAATCTGCTCCGCGGTCACGGACTACCATGTTTTTCAGTCTAAGGAAATTCTGAAACTCATCAACGTCCAACGGGTCAGCACCGTAACGCAACAAAGCTTTGTTCACATAATCAGTGAAACCTGCATTATAAAGATTATAATCAGCATAGTTCAAATAACCATTTATTTGTCCGCGTCCAGGTACGTTGTACACAGGGTAATTTGAAGCTTTGGGTACGTTAGCCAACGGCGTATTGTAGACAGGGAAATCAACTTTACTGTTAAATAAATCTTGTTCCCGGCGACTACCACTTGATCCACTAATATCGTCTATTGGTTGCTTGAGATCAAACACGCAACGATTATCAATTTGCTCTTTGACATAGATGATGTGGTACTTGTCAAACTTATCCTGAACTAGACAATAGTTATTTTTCAAGTTATAACTGTTGTCCTTGATCCAGAAAATTGGCAATGACCCATCGTAAGTAGGATCACCGCAATCGTTCAAAACAGTTTGCCGTGGACCCATTGGCACATTACGATACTTAGGCAAGATTGCTTGTATCGTAAAGATGTCACCGTTGAACGTACCACGTACACGCATGTCATTGACTAGCAAATCAATTGATTGTCCTTGTGGGAAATGATCACCGTTCTCAATGATTAATGTTGATCTTTCTGTTTGTCGTTGATAACAAATCTCATCGAGGATTTCGATATACTGATGGTGCAAGTCAACAATAGTATTAAAAGTTTCAGTCTGACGTTGAAACGCTTCTACTTGCACATTTGTGAGATACTCAACTTCATCAATAGCCTTCTCAACGATCTTCTTTGACTTGATGATGTTTTGATTTTCTTTCTTACGTGCGGACAAAGATTGACGTAGAAGTTTTAGTTCCTCACGATACTCTTTTGGGGTTGTATTACCCCAAGGCAAAGTACCAGCTTTTCGTTGTGCAAGTTCTTGTTTCTTCTTGGTAATCAACTCTTGTAAATCAGCGATGCCGCGTTTATACGCATCTTCTTGCCCGATCAACCAACAATAAGCAACTGTCACTACTTCCAACGGTGTAGAAGCTGTACCGTAGACAATCGTCCGTAGTTGATTCATGTAAACATTAGCTTGTTGAATCATGTTGTTGGAAGCTGATTCCAAACGGCCACCTAAAGATTTGTAATAATTGTAAATAAAGATTTGTTGAAAGTAAGCATTGATAATTGCGTCAAGTTTGTAAAACAAAGTCTGATCAACAATGCTTAGCTTTGTGCGAAGTGTACCAATAGGTGTTTGCCGTGTCTTAACAGCAGGAACATGTAGCACGTCACCAAAGCATAACGGCCACGCCTTACCGATTGTTTCGTATGAAACAAAATCATAATCAGCTTGCTCAGGTGAAAAACCTACCTCTTGATCTTCAACATCGCTCAGGATAGTGAAAGATATATTTCGGTTTGATTCCGACCAAGTGATCGGTGAGTTAGTTTGACCTTGAAACAATAAGAACTTTTCGTTCAGCGTTCCAAAATATTGCCAAATGAAGCACTTTCGTTTGTGTAAGTCATGCTTATCATAAAAGCCACGTACCAAGCCATCAGTGTCGCTGACAGTAATATCAACGCTACTATGATTAATACTCTGATAAGACATATCAAAATTAATAGTGCCAATTGATTCAATCTTTCCGTGTATACCTTCAAAGTTCTTTTCACTGTAGAGAACATACACGCCCTCATCTACCCACTGAACACCTACAACGGTCAAGGGTTCGGTGCCTTGTTGCTTTGCCATCTCCTGCAAAATAGTTATTGGTAAATTTCTCATTGGTATCTCCCTACAAAATCAAGTGTGATAGAAGTTATTTCTTCACTGATGACATCACCATCTTCTTCGTTGACGTGGATACCAGTAGGAAAATCACCGCGACGCTCGTGTGTAAATGTATGGCTACCGTTGATGAAGTAACCAAGCAGTACATCATCCTTATGATCAACAACTAAGATTTGTTGCTCAGCGTACTCTTGTAGAAAGTAATGTAGTTCCCACATCTTAGCAAGACTAAGTATGAATTGCCAATTGAATTGCTTGTCTTGATTCCGTTTGACGTAAGTTATAATCTCGTTAGACAAATTCCGTTTCAAGATCATATCCATTGTCAAACGTCGTATGTTGTTCAAAGACGGATTAGGTAAATGCAACACGTATTCGTGTTTAGGGTAAGGTGCTTGTAGTATCATAATGTCTCCGTCTCAAAATTAAATGATACTTTGAAATTACACTCATCGTTTCGTTCATCGACAACTTCTAATTTAGTATTAGTAATAACGCCTTTATACTCAAGGTTATCAATCTTCATCGTAATGATTTCACCTAAATGATTATACATAAAAGTTTCAACGTCTTCCGCGTTCTGGCGACTAATCGGAAACAAGTCACAATTAAGTTTGTTGTACTTTGGCCAGTACGTTGAACGGAAAGAAATATTAAAATCATTTGAATCGTGGAAGATTCTATTCTTGAATAATTCTAACGTATTACTAAAAGCAGGGCGACGATTAATTGTCAATGTTTCGCTGCCAAATGTCAGCGAAAAGCTTGTAGCTTTGATATAGGGAGGTAAGCTAGGAACCATAGTCTTGTGCCGCTTGTTCTTTGTATATCGCCCAATCACTAATAACTTTAACGTATAGATTAACAGGTCGTGTCAACTCCACATTGTAGAACAAATCATCTACTACTGTGACCACTTCCCCGTCATTACCACCAGGAAGAATCGAAGTAGGATACTCGTAAATATAATCTTCATGTATATACAACAATTGGTCTTGGAATAATAATTTCCAATTATGACCAATACCATCGCTGAACGTAAAATCATTATTAATGTCAATCAAGTACAAAGCAGGTACATTAAAGACATGACTAATAAGTACGTTATTACCAACACCTATTGTTAGAATCTCTTGAAGTGCTTCACCAGAATCATCATGCAACGTAACCGTGTCGTTAATGTTAATTGTTGTTTCTCTAGGCTCACGTGTACAAATGATTTCCTCATCAACAATTAAGTCATGACGATAAACAACTGTCGTTGTATCAATTGGATCACCAATAGCTATCACTCTGAATGTGACGTTATTGCTGATGTTGACGGTGGTTTCCGCGTTATGTGTTACTTCCGTTGTAATCGTTTGTCGGAACTTAGGATTACTGTTTATACTTCTAGTTATTTCTTCTGGTGGGTCAGGTGGTACAACGTCAACGGGAATTGCATTGAGGTTATATCCAAATGTGCTTCCAGGCGGTTGACTGTTTCCAACGTAAGCAGCAGTCGTGTCAATTAACGTATATGTTGGGTTCCCAAGAAAGCCATAACGGTAAATGTTATTTGTCGTATTACCGAAATGCTCATAGAAAATCAAACCTGGCTTACGACTATGTAAAGCTAAACAGTATTGTTCAAGTTCCAATAAATCATTGTTGTCAAATACGTTATCCCAAACAGCCAATTCGTGTACACTAATATCCGCCCAGACAATTGATTCACCACTTGTGGCTAGTGTACGACCGATTAATGTTGAACTGAAATTTCTATTCGAACCTGTGATTACTGTACTTTGACTTGTGATACTTGTACCAAAAGCCATCCAAATACGGAATGTTTCTGTGCTATCATCGTAATCAAAATAGATAGCACTCCCTGTACTAGCACTACCTAAGCCAACAGATTTTGTTTTAACTCCTGTGCCTGTACCCACGTATGTTAATTTCAATGCACTAAAACCACTGGAATCACGAACGATACCAACGGATAGTTTCATTGTGTACGAAGCACTATTTGTATCCAAGAAGCTAAGAAGTGTTTTATTATAGTTGAGTGGAATATCACCATTCCACCTGAACATCACTGCAAAATCACCAGAAGAAGGAATAAGACTATCGTGATATGTGATACGACTATCAATGCCTAATCTAAGGGACATTAGTTAATACGATATTCGTTACAATAGGTGTCCCGGTACTTGTTACTAACTTTAACTTAACACGGCATAAAGTATTTGGCGTGATATTATCAAGATCATCAACGTCCAAATCAATTGTCAATATGTAATACGTTCCCGATGCTGTTGTAAGTTTTGTTCCTGTTTTCTGTGTACCGAAACTAAAAGAAGTTAAGTCTGATCCTTCTGGTAACTTTTGAAACGATACACCGAACGTATGACTAAGAGAACCAGCACTAGAATAAAATCCTATAGAAAAACGGACACTACCTTCTTGGTACGTATCCGGCATAACAAATTGGAATATACAAGAATCATCTGCAAAGCCAAATAACAGACCATACCGCAAATCAGCAAATGTCAATGTAGGACTTTGCCCGGTATCAGGTGGTGCAGCATTTAGAATAGGTACTTCGATCATGACACTACTACTCCTAATACACGAATGTCGGCTAGGTCGCCTTGTAATCTAAAACCTATGTTTTTATCCGCAATAACCGTACCGTGCGTGAATGTATAATCCGTAACGACAAGTCGATTTGGAAATGGTACGTTCTTGTAAGAAGTTAAAAGCACAGGTGAACTGTCCGATTGTATTCGGAACCTGTAACTACCAGGGGCACCGTGCGTCCAGTAGATTTTAATTTGCAAACTATTACCGATAAAATCTACTGGTGTTAACACCCTAAAAGCTAAGAATCCTAATGTGGGTCTAGGACAAAACGCCATAAGATTTCCGCTAATCAAACGGAACATTTCAAAGCGGCCTGTAAATGGGATTAAGAAAGCTGTAGGATGTATCTGACAAATCATTGACCATAATCCACAGCAGGTTGTACTTTATAGCACTGAATTGATTCGCTGACTTTCAGAACATGTGATCCGGGCCGCGTAGCTTCTTTGCCACATGTTATTGTTTGTACAACATTGAGAGATTGTGTGTCGTTGCCGACTTCATTCATCGCATATTCTGGTACTCCGATTTCTTGATCAAAGTATAACAATTGAATCAACTCATTGAGCTTCCAATTGTGTTCAAGTATTTGCGAGAATGTTAAATTTTGATCCCATTCAAATTTGTTGATCGAGGACAGTACAGTTGTTGTAAACGATACTGATGTACTGATAGTTCCGTCCCATGATTTCAAAATTTGACGAAAGAAGAAGTCATTACTAATCGGAATGGTTACTTCAAGTGCTTTCACAAGGTCACTGTCCATAATGACATTTTGAAGCATAGTTACGAGAATGTCACCGTGACCCACGCCTTCAACAAGTTCCAAAGTATCCACAAAATCAATCTCATATTGATTACCGCGGAAAAGTTCTTCGTTGAATGTGAACAAACTATAGACGTTGTATGTATCATTCAAGACATAAGTAATATCATCAGGGAAGATCAAACTATCATACAGTGCAAACGAATAACCTCTGCTTTGATTCTGTGTAAGATGATGGCTGCCGTATTGATTACTACTGAACCCTAATGTCGAAGCAACTGTGCTACCTATCAGTGTATTCGGATGACCGATACTTGTAATATAATCATTGACAACTGACAATGGATATTCTCGAAAGAATAAAATATCCGGTAGCTTATAACCAATCTCCAAAGGATGTACACCATTGTGAATCAAACTTACTAAGTTTGTATCTAATAGCCCGGACCATATAAGAGCGTAAAACAATTCACTTTGAGACTGTGTTGAATCACCTAGAACGATTGGACCATGCGTCATCCAAATATAATTGTTGATCGTGAACCGTAGATTGAAAGCAACAGTCTGGTACGTCATATAGTCAGAGTTCCAAACTCTAACATTCGCACCGTCAAAATCAAGCAACACATAATTGAGTCGTGCAAAACGATCAACAGTAATTGTAGTATCAACTGTAGAGTTCTTAAATCTGATTTGGAGATCAACACCATCAGATTTGAACTGTACGAAATCCGTAAGGCTCTCAGCTGAAAGTTGCTTGTTGATTAAGAATAATTTACGGAAACCACTGGTTGATTGCGGTGCTTTGATATTCAGAATCAAACTAAAATTACCTGAACCAGGTATGATATTTTGATAACCAAAATGCAATCCTTGGACACTCATGGATTTTCAAATACGATGTTCAACAGATTTATTGCTGACGGGAAAGCAGTAGCTTTGATTTTTATTCTAAACAATTCATTCAACGTGTTAGCAGAATAACCTAATTCAATATTTGTGAAAGTACAACTGTCAATACACAATTGACCTGAACCCGTTGATGATGTCGTAATCGTTTTAGTAGCACTGAAAGATGTATTAGTGTAATCACTACCTTCGCCAATACGTAAGTAGCTTACTTCAAATGTAACCGTGCCACCTGTATGTGTTGGCATGATCCAGTACAACTTACAAACTAAATTACCACCAAGGAACTTATCAGGTAAAATTCCTTGGAAAAGTATTTCTTGATTAACAGTATCAAACTTAACTGTTAATCGATTACTGAGTAATGATTGTTTTGCAAAGGAGCCTGACGCTGGTGGGTATCCACGAATAACGGGTATTTCACATATTGAATCAGCCATTTTAGACTCCTGTTAAAAGCACACCGAACAAAGTGCAATTGACATTACTCTGATAACGTATTCTAAACATACAACGGTCGCCGTCTAACTTATGTGCCATTCCACTGTACGTGTGGTCAATAATAGTTATAGCTTTCGCAACAACATCTTTTGTCGCAGTTATTTGATTATTGATAAAACTATCAAGGATGTCGTCACCGTAATCCTCAGTAGTATTCGTAAAAGGATCAACTGCTACTGCAAAACCAACATTACTTACAGCAGTTGCATTACTAAAGAAAAATCTAAAACTTACTGACGGTGGCATAAAAACAGAAGGTAACACTGCCGGCAAATAAATCTCTTGACCTGCTGCAAAGAAATTACAACCGTGTAAGGTTACGTAATTCAATACCTTAGGTCCACGATCACCAAATAAATAGGGGATGATGAAATCTTTAGGATGGTAGCTTGCAATATACATAATTACTCCGTCAGAATACTGATGGTGTAGTTAAGTTTGATTACGTCAGCGTTGATTACTGGCACTGGATCAGGGAACTCAGTATGTGCCCACAACGTACCCGAAGTACCGCTGTCAACACTTGCCAAGAACGCACCGAACAAAGTACCACTAGCATTGATCGTAAAGCTAGCCAGCGATGATGTACCCTTGCTACCACTTGCCGCGGCAGCATCAACCCATTCCTTACGATTACCCGCGTATCCAGTCCATTCTGTCCAACCAGTATGTGATGCTAGTGTATCAGCATCTAATAGCGTTGGAGTCGGGGTATTATTAATCAAACCAAAATACCATGTGGAGATTTGGGTAGCAGCACCGAACTGTACGTCAAGGATGCTATTCTTCCCAACAGTTACCACACTATTCTTACTGATGAACTTCTTAATAGGTACTAAGATACCGTTAATCATTCTAAATTGTTCAAAGCCTACACGGCCTTGATACCGAAGCCTAGACCCCGGAGAGTTGTCCAGTACGGATCGCACGTTTGATTGTCCTTATGATCTGGTTTGCTGTTTGTTCAGCGTCTTTACCACCTGTAACATTTATGTTGCCAAAATTATAATTATTACTTGCACCTACACTACCACCATTATTCATGTACTTAGTTCCTTCGTGGATACCTCTGATTATAGGATAGTTCTTCCTGACTGTCTCACGATCCCATACATACTCACCAGGAGTGAGATATGCAAGTTGAGTATCCGTTCCTCGTCCACCGGAAGCGTAGTAACCAATCCGTCCACCGTAGAATCTAGCTTGTGGTGGAGGTAACGAACCATCGTTGACAGGTGAACCTGCCGCCGCAAGTTCTGCACGTAACTTATTAAGTTCCGCAACCATGTCACCTGTTCGTTTCACCAATACTTCTTGTGCATCCACCAAAGAAGTATTAGCTGTTACCATACTGCTATCAGCTTCAACAACAATATCCTTAAAGACATCAATTTGCTGATTCATCGTTGCTAACGTCTGAGTCAGATTACCAATGTCATTACTTGTCGTTGTAAATTCCTTGAACTTAGTTGCAAGTGGATCAAAAGCTTTATACAAATCATCAATTGATTTACTTGCAGTTTTACCCGCTGATTCCGGGAACTTAATACGTAACTCATTAAAGATATTAAACAACTCACTTGCAAGTTTCTTTTGCTCAGCACCAAATGCTGCGATGCCTTGGAAATTACCACTTGCTTGTAAGAATGATAATTGACCTTGGCTACCTTTGAGCTGTGCAAGGATTTCCTTAGCACGTTCAAACTGTTCACGTTGTCGTTGATTTTGATCTTGTGTAAGAGTTTCGTCACGACCGAAGTTGAAAGAATTTAATCCTTCAAGCAAACGAGCAGCTTCTTCAATCGACGTACTAATACCAGCACCGGTGATTTCAGTCATGCTGTTTCTAAGATCAAGCAAAGCTTTCTTTGCATTCTGCAAAATAGCTTCTGCCTGTTCTTGATCAGCACGTAACCTTGCTAGTTGTTCACGTCGTTTTGTAACACCATCATTCTGATTAAATTTAGCTTCTTGATCATTCAACAACTGTTGCAGTGCAATTTGTGTCTGAGGGTCAAGGCCACCACTAATACTAAGCAAAGCATTTTTAACTTTAGTAAAATCTTGTATGGTACTATCTTTGTCCAACTTATTCAACTGACCTAACTGCTCTTTGAAGAAGTCACGATCACGTTTCAGTTGGTCAATTCTAGCTTTCTCATTCGCAGCTATTTGGTCTTGAATGATTCGTTGACGATCAAACTCTTTAGTTTGTTCACGTAAAATATTAAGGATACGTGTTTCACTTTGAGTAATCTCACCACGGTCACCAGAATCAACAGCGAAATCATAACGTTTCTTCGCAATCTCTAAAAGCTGTTCATGCGTTTCTAAAAGCTGTTCATCAGACAGATTACCAGCATTTAATTGACCTTGCAATCTTGCAATTTCACGATCAGCAACACGAACTTTATCCAGAGGACCAGTGGCACGTTGCAATTGGAATTGAAGAATGAAATCTTCACGTTTCTTACCGTTGTCAATAATGCCCTTTTCAAAGTCCTTAACCTTCTTCTCAGCATCCCGAATCTTCTGTTGGATTGCTGTGATTTCATCATCAATGAAACGAGTTTGTTCTTTGAAAAGATTCTTAGCTGATTCCACAAACTTCTTATTTAGTTCATCCATGTCCAAAGCTAATTTGTTATTAGCTTGGGTGAAAGCTACATTGATCTGTGCAAGTCTACTGAAAAACTTCCCAGCAGTCTTATCAATACCTGCACCCCAATCACTGATTAACTTAATCGACTGTTTAAGATGTTCTTCATTGAACTTACGGAAAGATTCACCAGCTTGATCCGCTGCTTCTTTGATTCGTTCGCCCCACTGCCGCGTATAATTTATATACGAGACAAGAGCAAAGATACCAGCCGCAGCCGCTAAAGGCCAAACAGTTACAGCAAGACCGCGAAGTATAGTTACAAATGCAGCAGTTTGATTATTCAATGCACGTTGTGTCGCATAGACGACCAACATAGCTTTGTGATAAACAGCAACTGATGCAATTGCAGCTTTATAAGCAACGTATGTTTCAACAAGGTTAACAGTTAATGCAATCAATCCTTTAATCACAGTAGCAGCATCGCCAAATGTCTTAGTAAAACTCAAGAAGGTTTCATTAATCGTTTGACCAAAACCCAAGAAAAGATTTCTAACTTTGTTGAACTGTACTTGTACTTGTTGTGAAACTGATTCCAAAGAAATCTTTGCAGCACCTTCAAAGTTCTGGAAAGGATTTTGGAACTGTGTTAAGAACTCATTGAACCGTGTTAAATCTAAAGCCAACACACCCGTTTGGGCACGAATTTCAGTAACTACGTCACCTAAAAACTGTGCCGGGTCACCGGATTGTTGTGCTAGATTAACAATACGTTGAAGTACGTTCGAGAAGCCAAATGCTTGAATCGCCGCTTGACCTGAACTAACACCCCAACTGTCAAAGACTTCTTTAAGTTCTTTCGACGGATGAATCAACTTCTGGTATACGTTACTTAACAACGTCTTAGCTGTATGATCTTTCAAACCTTGAATGGTAAGAGTTGAAAGTGCAGCTTGTTGTTCTTCAAAGGATACGCCTAGAATCTTAGATTGAACGTTAACACGACCTAAGTTTTGTGCAAGTTCGTTGAGTGTAGTTTTACCTAAGTCAACAGTCTTGAACAAAATAGCCGCAACTCGATCTTGTTCGCTCAATGACAAATTGAAGCTATTGATTACTGAGCCTAGTGCGTTCTCGGAATCAATGAGTTCAGCATTACCAACAATAGCTAATCTTGAAGCTGTGTCCAAGAATCGCAACTGTGATGTTTGATTAATAATCTGATCTGACAAAGCTTCATACGCTGACTTAGCAGTATCAAGAATGTCAATACCAAAACTGTCACTCAACCTAAGTAATGCACTACTCCATTGTCCAGTTGTTTCCGCTGTATCTTGCGACAACGTCCTGATTTCAGTAATCTTCTTAGCAAAAGACAAAGCATCAACTGACGCTTGTTGCAGTTGTATTCTGAATGAAGCAATAGCCTGATGGAACAACTGAATAACAAATAATCGTTGTACGCTTCGCCAACTAAGTAGAACTTCTTCACCGGCTTTCTTGCCGATCTTACCTGTTCGCTCAAACTGTTGTGCAAGTAAGCCTGCTCCACGGCGTGCATTTTCAGCATCCGTACTAAAGGCTGCCATGCCGTATCTATCAATACCCTTCTGCCGATCTACTTGATAAACAGCATTACCCCGAATGAATCGTTTTTCGCTTTCGCGAATAGTGGCGATAACCGACGCTACACGCTTTTCTTCAGCAATGATCTTTGCATTAGTTAATCGTAATGCTCTAAGTTCTGATTCCCGAATCTTAGCTGCATCGTCAGCACCCTTCTTAATTGCGAAATTCCGTTTCTTGATTGCAATACTCTCAGAATCATATATCTCTTTGAATCGCTTCTGTGCGTTCGTAAGACTCTTAACAGTCTTATCTACTTCTGTTCCAAGGTTCTTCCAAGCACCTTTAGAATTTTTAAGCGTAGTAATGAACTTACGATTATCAGAATCAAGACCTTGTACTGTTACACGTACAGCCTTACCTTCCCTGTTAAATTGAGCGTGTACTTTATTAATATCGCCTGCTTCTTTATTATAAGCTTTTAGTGCTTTGTTGAGTTTGAATTCAAGATCACCAGCACCTACAACATCAAACCCGAACTTTTCAACAAATTCTCCAGCCATTATTTAGTTCCTTTCTTTGGTTTGATCCATTTAGTTAATATGAACTTACTTAATCGTTTGGGTATCTCAGCATTTATATAAGCGTCAAGTGCATTGTCTGCTTCTTCAATAGCACGCCACGGTGTCGCTGATCGTACAAACTCAATATAGTTCAATTCGTTTGTCGCCCAATGTTCCAAATCAGTAGACCAATTAAAACGGTACATGAACGACAAAGGATGTGATTGATCGTCACGTATTTCAAAATTAGAGGACAATGCACCTTCGCTACTACGATTCTTTTTACCAGGTGCTGGACTAATCGGAACCGCTACTCTTACTGCACGACCTAAAGGTTGCAAAGCACCTTTAGCACGACCAGTTTGAATAGGGAAATTATCACCGACCGTGTGAGGGGCACCTGAAATAACATCTAACACTGTTCTTAACCACAGTCTTACGCCTTCACGTAAAACAATACTCATCTCTCTATCTAACGTTTTGTTGAATTTAGCCGTATCAAAAGAATACAATGTAAGTGGACCACGATTTTCTAACATTGTTTTGCTCCAAACATTACCGAAAGGAACTCAAACTGTTCATCTTTATCTTCAATAGTCCGACCTGCGTCGTACTGCAATAAAGATTGCTGTGTCCACCAATCCATGTCATCCCAATTTTCTTTGACAAGGGGAGGCTTGATTCCGAATCGTTCACAAGCACGCCAAACAACATAGTCGTAACTACGACCTTTAGGCAACTTTATTTCTTTGGAGTTGCCTGTTGCTTTGCGAAAAAACGCTGGCGTGCTTGCTCCACCTTTTCTTCCGTTAGCATGTTTGCCTTAGCAACCTGCGACGAAAGATAATTAACTTCGGATTGAGTAAGACCTGATTCCTTTAATTCTTTCTCGTATCCTTCCCAAGTAGAAGGATCATTAAAGTTCACAGTTTCCCATTCAAGCCCATCCGTTGCAAGTAATGATTTTACAATCATCCAAGCCCACCGCAGTCTACCGTGACGTTCGAGTGACTCTTTATAAGATTGACTATCATAGTCGTCAAACTCGACTCCACCTGGACGCAGTACGCGGGGTGGTGTTGGTTCCGGTGCTTTGGTATCAAAATCACTATAATCAATGATGGGTTGTGCGTAAAAGATAAGATCATTACCTTCACGTGGAATAATAATTAGCACCGGTGTCGGTAAGCTAATATGTTGTCCCTTGATTTTCAAGATAAAGCTCCTGTGTTAGATTAAGAAACTGCCGTGCGAATGATGGTTGGAGACACACACTTGCACTTACCGCTGACCTTGACGGTGTTTGCTTTACCGTCATAGTCAAGTTTTTCGTAACGGAAATCATCAAACGTGAGCCGATGTCCGGTAGTACCAGAGCAATCAGCACCGTATTCAAAAACAAGATCAACTGAGTACGGTTCGCAAGTAGAACCTGTCGATACCCAAGCAGCAGCCGCACCAACTTTCTTAAGTGCTTCCTCAAGGGTAACAGGTCCACCGCTAACCGCACGCATTTCAGTCCAAATAGCATCAATATTAACTTCAACTGGTTCCTCGTCCGCATCGCGAACTTGACCACTTACAACTCGACCACGCTCTTTGATATACTCACGTGGACGTTGTTCGGAATACTGGAAAGTACCCTCACCGAATGAAACTTCAAACTCGTTCGGAGTTCCTGTTCCATCCTTAATCTTCAACCGGGCATACTGAAAATTGATCAGTCCCATTTTTACTCCAAGATGTGTGCTTCGTAGATTCCTTCTACTGTTGCTTGTTCCATATTTGCTTGTAATTCAGTCTCACCGTAATAATTATCAACAATCTGTCCTTTCGGACGTAAACAAAATACTGGTAATCTAGTGGGTTCAGAATCGTCGTAGACTTGAATACTACTAAAGGCTGATGCAACTAAGCCAGTAATTGATTTTGCATCATAAATGTTACCTGCTTTTGCAGACATAACCAAAATATCTACTGGAATAGTTACACGGTATTTGTTTCCTTGTAAGTGATGATAAGTAATATCAAGTCTCACTTCGATCCATGTTCTAAGTGAATTTTTATCAACATCCTCTGTTTCAAGAAAGACAGTATAACCACTTAAATTAGTTTTGAAATGTTTAAGTATAGCACGCTGTATCCACTTACTCCAATTAGCATTAATCATACTTCAAACTCCGTTTCACTCTCATGATCAAAGTACATACCGTGCCGCATATTAATCGTAACTACTTGTAATGGTGGTTCGTTTTGAACATGTCTGATTACAAAGATGTAACCGTCATTCTTAACGTACTCAACACTAACTATTAAATATTTCTTACCAGCGATAACAAAGTAATCTTCCTTACCTAAAGTGTAAGTGAGATCACGATAATCAATAAGCACCACAGTGTCGTCACGTTGGTAAGTTGATTCTGCGGGTGAGAAGAATTTGTACTTACTAGCAAGCGACGAAACAATAGCTCGTTTGATCACCACCTTTGTTTTGGTTTGAGTTTTTACACCCGTTTCCACATCGAAAGTATTATTTACACCGTAATAAAGATCAACGGGTTCACCGTGTTCCATCTTAAGATCATAGAAAGTATTCATGGGAACCCCTTTGCAAGAAAAGATTATAGTGGGCTTCATGCCCACTATAATCATAACGGATTAACCGTAGACGACAAACCCGTATTGGGTATCCAAAGTCTTGATACCAAACAACGAATCAATCGACACAGTCAATGCCTTGTAGTTATTATCGTAAGCGAGAATAACACGCATCGACATGTTGTGGCTCCGAGCAACCGCAACGCGGGCACCCGAAGGAACACTTGGCGTAGCCAAAGGACGATTGACCAAGGCGATAGCATTACGTTGGAACGCAAAATTAATATCGCCCGTCGGGCCGTAATTGATAATATCATCATTCGCCAAAGCCGTCACCAAAGGACGATCAAGACGAATCTCGTAATCACTACTGACAGCCTTCACATCGACGATAACATATTCGTCGGCGTGGAGATTATTGCTAGCATCCTGGAACGAAACAATTTGACCCAGCTTAGGTACACCAGTACCGTCCACATGAATCCACTTGTTCCAACCAGCAGCGTAGCCACCAACCAAATCCACCGCACCGTTGGCATAAGGTTGAACTGCCGCACCACTGGTCGTCGCATTCAAGAATGGACGAGTCGTGGTAATCGTCAAAGTGTTCAACGCACCAACACGTTGCGGAGTCATATCCCCGACAACAGTAAAGTAAGTACCCTTAGCAAGATTACTTGCCGAGGTTACTAGCACTGTCGTCGCACCAGCCAAAGTATTGGCAGTGGTGGTGGTGGCAGTTGCCGTCGTGGCACCAGACGCACCAGGAGTATTCAGACTCATCCAATTCTGAATACCAAACTTCGGACCCAAGCTCGCATTGCGTTGCGTCTCGGACGAACCGGCACGCTCAGCAGCTACGAACAAGTCAGTCTTAAGCAAGTGTGCATGAGAACTAGGCGTAAACACAATGCTACGACCAGCTTCGCTGCACTTCTGCATATTGAACTGCTTGTGGGCATCGACCAAGGTATCATGTGCAGTTGTCTTGCTCAAAAGACCAAGACCGCTAACACGATTACCAAGGAACTGCGAAGCCTTACCCAAAATCTTACGATCAAGGATACGGCCTTGAGCCATCATCGCAGGGTAAATATACAACTCAACCAGATTCTTGAAGCTGTACGTCTGTTCAACGTCGAACACCTTGAAGCTCGTGTCGAGCATGGTATCCAACTTGACTTCAACATCCGTCGCAGCCGCATCTTGAATCGTGATTGCGTCACCCTTTTCGTAAGGCTCAGCAGTCAGTTCAGATGGCTTACGAGTATGAACCGTTTGGCCATACGACGCTACATAATCATTAAAATCCCGGCTAACAAGCTGGGCAGCAATCATGTTTTCTTCCAGAATAGCAATAGACTCGTTAGCCCAATGTTCTGGATTAAAAGGATCAAAACTATTTCCCATTAGTGTTTCATAACCTCAGCACGGTGTTTCATGTAATTCTCAAAGCTAGAAGAAACCTCATCAGTGATTCCTTCTTTGCCACCACTACCCGTTGAGCCTTTACCACCCAGCCCACCGGTCAGACCCGACTTGAATAAATTTCCATACTTGTCGGTCATTTTCTCCATCTCCTTAATAGTGTCTGCAACAGACAATTCCATCGGGACGGAATTACCATCCTTATCCCTACCAATGAAACTCACAACAGGAGAGTATCGGCCGGTAGGTTGGCCTTCGTTGAGTTCTTCAATCAACTTTGTTTTAGGTCCAAGGAAATCAATAAATTGATTCGGATCAAATGCTTTCTCACGTACTTCATCAAAAATAGCACGCTTAACAGTTGATTCGTCATGAAGTTTCTTCCAATGATCAGCTTGCTTCAAAGCATCATTTAGCTTTGCATCCAAAGCATCTTTCAGCTCTTTCTTCTCTTTAGCTGTAAGTTGTTCTTTGGTCATGATCGTCTTGTTCAGATGATCAATTTGTTCTTCAAGCTGTGTACGTTGAGTATCCGTGATTTCCCTATTCTTCTTCAACGTTTCTAGCATTTCAACAGTCTTGGCATTCTGTGCCCTGATTGCTGAAAGTTCTTTCCTATCCTTAGCCAATCTCTCTTCGACAATTTTATCGATTTGAGCTTGGGTCATTAATTTACCTTCGTCCTTTGGCGGGTCAGGATTAGGCGGGTCGCCATCTTCACCAACCGGGAAACCAATGCTCATGACAGGTTTTGCAAATCTCGTAACCGACATACTAGCTCCTTTTCAAAGCAATTAAACTGCGATCTCGTATGAATGGCTTTAGCCAAGACCAAGCCAATTTTGATGGGATTCCATTTACAATATGATCTGGAATCAAACGGGTATCATTACTTGTTCTACTAGGTCCAACATTCGAAGATGTTCGTCGTAACAAATCATATTCTATTTCTGGATCACGACCGTCCAGTAGTTGGAAAGCAATTTCGAACGTTGCTTTCTTAATAGCCTCAGGAACTTCTGTTTGCCCATCCCTTGGGAATTGCAATTCCTGATCACTTGATGTTTTACTTCCTATAAAATTAAGACAATCAATCCGTTCAGTCGCATCATGTAAAGCTCTTACTTTCAAATCAGGATCGGATTCAAACCACAATTCACGATAAAGTTTTTTATTAAAATATGCATCACCTTCTGTTATCGACCCATAATAACTCATTTAGAATTACCCCTTTGCTGCTTGCCGCGTTTTTCATCCTTTGATGTTGGCTGAGTAGTTTGGGTTTCTTTCACTCCACGTGCAGCACCACCCTCACCACCCTGTGCTTCTTGGATTAATTTAAGTTTCTCAGCATGATCTTTCTTAGCTAATTCAACCAAACCATCCTTAAATCCAAGTAACAAACTAGCAGACTTATCATCAACCAGGCCACTATCACGGCACTTAGTAATCAACTCAACTGTTGCAAGTACCCCTGGTGCTTCATCAATTTGTTTTTCAATTTTTGCGAGATCTTTTGTACTGACTTTCCCCGTAAGGACAATTTGCGTGATTCTTTTAAGGATCGTTTTCTTGAAGGTTTCACTGGGTATTTTCTCCATCAATTCCCAAAGTTCAAGGCAATCTTTGTAACGTTCCTCGTCCGACTTAAGATCGTAATCCTTTGGATACGATACTATAATGTTATCGGTCTTTGATTCATACATACCCCAATATTGGGCGATTTTCCGTTCACCGTTTTCAAGAACATAAGCAATACAGGCAAGTCCAGTTTGCTTGCCACTCTCGTCGGCTTTCTTACTTTCAGCCGAAATCATTTTATCCGAAAGATCATTAACTGCTAGATTAATCAACAGTTTGATGTCTTTCTTAATCTGCTTTTCTTTCTCCATCGCAACCGTTAAAGGTTCTGCCGATGGGTTGATGAAAGCAGGTGGGTTCGTTTCTTTAGGATATTGTCGTCCGTATGCAGGACCAACTTTAGCCTCAGCATTCTTAGCTTTGACTATTTCGTCCTCAGTTGACAGTACATCTTCATCCGTGTAAGGTGGAATGTCATCTGCACTGTTGTAATTAGAATCAAACTGTTCAATGTACAACGGGAAGTTACTTGTAATAGCATACGACACGTCTGCTGATTCCATGTTAAGCAAAGCTATTTGGTAATCAGCAACATCCTTCAACAATGATTCATTAATCTCAAACATCACAAAAGGAATTTCATTGATGTCAAGATGGTAAACAACAACACCAAGTTCTCCGTTTTTGTCAATAGGTTCATCTTCGTCATTGAAGAATTGAACGTCAATGCCACCCATAGGGTTCAATTTGACATGACGATAACGATTAAGTTTGTTACAGGGTAAGCCTGATTCCGAATCATATTCATAATGATTTTCATAAAGAAGTATTTGTTCAAAATCTTTATCGGAATCATTATCAGTATAATTCCAAGAACAAATGTCCTCGGTCTTATACACGTAAATGTAAGGGTGTTTCTTACGATTTACAACTGCCGCATACTGTGTCTCAGGGACAAGTTCTGGCATGTCCACATAAACACCAACACGTCGCATGGTTAACAGTTCAGGTATTACAAGTTGTCCGATGAAGTAATCCATCGTCGAACCGCAATTATCCACCCCTTTAAGATTACCTTGCACGCATTCTTTGTAACTCTCGCTTGAACTAATACGTGTAACATCGCGAAGTCGATTAAAAATAACATTTTTGATTTCATTGATTGCTGCCTTTGCAAAGGATGGAGAATATGTTAATCTTTTCCTACGTGCAAAATCAGCCTCATTTTCGCGTGTTGATAGTTTTTCCAAATACCTATCAACAAATTCTTTACCGCCCTTGTAAGTGTAACGGTACTTCTCCCAATCGTCGTATTCCGCGGAGAATAACGGATGTTTGATTGTTGTAACTTTCATACTGCACTCGTTATATCGCGGGGTCTACGATTTCTACTGGCTATACCAAGAGCGATTTCAGCATATACTCTAGCAAACGCAAAGTGGTCTTTATCGTCTGTACTGACATAACGACCCACAGGATTACCGTCAGCATCTTTCTCATACACACGTATCGGTTTTAACATATGTTGAATGTATTCCTGTGATACGTTAGCTGGTATCTGTATCGTACGATTACGGAATCGTTTGAAAGACAAATCCAACCACGATGTTCTATCTACACTAACAGTTCTTTCCTGATCGTTGAACTGTAATCGTTTTGCTTTAGCACCACGAATAAAACTGCAAAGATAAACAACACCAAAAAACTTCATAGCGATGTTGTACGCTGTGACTGTTTCAGGTTGCTTATCAATAACTACACCTGTTGCTTTCCACTTACGAATAACATCTAAAATTGCTTCTTCGCCGTACCGTTTCACGTCAATTGTATCGTAATCAAGAACGCGACACACAGCACGTTCATTGATTAAAACTTCTTTTGAGCCGGCATTTAAGAACCACTCGTTCACTTCATAATGCCAAACTTTACCAACGTCGAAGCCAATCGTAATCAATCTACTCTTAGGTAATTTCCCTTTTGCATAAGGTTTCTTGCAATCTTCAATTTGTTGTTCGGAGAGTTGACTATCTGAAACGATACGTGGTTGGCCCAACTTGCTGTTGAAAAATTCTTGTTCCTCGGTTGGGTCGTCCAATGATTTCAAATAACTGATTGCAATTTTCTTTGGTTCACCTGCTGGCCGCATGGAGTACATTTGATTACAAGTGTAACCGTGCATATCACGACCAGGAAACAATGAAACATACTTACCTGTATTAAGGTATTCAACCTTTAGTTCGTGTGGTAAGGTAGCTTTGCATTCGTAACAAATATAATGGGAATTATTTAGGTCTGGATCGTTAATATGATTACCAGTAATCACCAATGATTCCGGGAACTTAAGAATGATATATTTACTACAAGACGGACATTTGAAGTAGAAATGATCTTGTGTACTATCTAAGAAATAACTATTTATACCGTGCTTTGGAACAATCGGTGTACTAATAAGAATTTTCTGTGGAGCGTGTTGTCCACTCGCACGTTCAAAGGCTAGGGGAATATTCTCCTGAGCCATTTCCTCAACTTCGTCAAGAGTGATATGTCCGGTTGGGATTGATTTGAGCTTGCTTCTTGACTTGGAACCTCGAACATATAAAGTACTATTACCAGCACGCTTAAGTCCGACATTGTTTACATCGCTAAAGAGTTTTGCTAGGTGTTCTGATTCCGCTAGTGCTGGATCAAAACGTCCAGAACTAAAATCACTTGCATCTGATTCCGTCGGTAATACATAAAGACAATCAGTATGTACGACATCAATCTTATAAAATGTTCTATTGAGTGCGAACTCTGTAAAGCCAATTTGTGCGGCCTTTTGACCGATTACAAATTCAGCTTCACAATCATGTAACTCACGTAACCAAGGAAACTCAAGGAATGACCATTTCTTATCTTTAAGGACACGATATTCTTCTGCCCATTTACTACACTTCGTAATTCCTTTACGACGTAATCCGCTCGCTATTCTGTCAAGAAATTCCTCCTTCATATCGTACTCACATCTGGAACACTATAATTGTATATCTTAAATTCCCTAATACTGCCGTTAAAATCATAAGATACTGTTTGGCCTGCACCGATAAAATTAACTGTATCAACATCCAAATGTGTATCATTCAATGTACCAGTGAATACCAATACATTGTCCAAGAAAACATCAATAACAGCACCAGTTCGCCGGAATGTAACACTATGCCATTCACCATCATTCATTGCGACAGGTGTACTGGCCGGTAATGGTTCTATATAATCATCATCCCGGAAGAACGAAAGAAAACGCTTAAGCATCGTCTCGACCAATAACCTTTACCCAAGTACGGGTAGCAGCATCAATGGTCGCAGTCACTACTACAATTGCTGAATCACCAACTGCTAATCGTGCAGTTGTTGTAGCGTCATGTTTATACAAACCATTTGAAATAGTTGTAGGTGTCATTGATGCAATCAAATTACCACCGTCTGATCGTTTGATTACTTGCAATGTTGGAACTGTTACACCACTTGTCAAACGAGTATCATTCTTCATCCATTGAATTGTATATTCGTCATTAGTATCATCTTTATAAAAACCAATAATCGCATGATAGAAAGATGCTTGTGCTGCTGTTTTTGCAGCGTCAGCATTACTAATCAAAGCAGCAATACTTGCATTTGCGACAATTTCACTAATTAAAGTAGCTCTTGCACTTGAGACAATATTCATATCACTGTTGACTGATGCAGGTGATACAGGTATACGTTCAACATATACTCTGTCATCAGCACCAAAACTAGGTGGATAAAAATCAACCCAATCCCCTACTGCTAGTGTAAATGCAGGTGTGCCTTCAACATTATAATACAAAATAGCAGTTCCAGCACTGACGGACATACCCAAATTCTTTGCCCACATCGTGGCATTAGAACTTGCGTCATGTATAAGTAATCGACAACCTTCCAAACTATTGCTAATAAGTGAAGTGCTAAATTGCATTTCACCTGGATTAGTTGCATCAGTCACAATCACACGCGGTGCAATTGTTCCACCTACACGTTCATAATCTTCATAAAGTGCAGGGTCACTAGTAGCAGCATTTGATGTAACAGGTGAACCAGCAACACATTGATAAATCGTCCATGCTCGTTTTCCGTACTTGTCATTACGTCCAGGAAGTGCTGCCCAATAAACACCAGTAGTACCGATCTCAGTTAAGGCGTATGCAAAATCTGTTCGTGTTGTTGTATACGTTACCCAAGTGCTAGTTGCAGGTTTCCAAAATGCAGGTGTTTGATCTCTAACGACAGCGTAGAGAACCAAACCAGATGTACCAAGATCAATAGATATAATCATAGAAGTCTACTCCATTGATTGTGATTTTATTGTCAATTGGTATTTCATTTGGAAAAACAACAGGTACGTCAACATCGGTTGTGTGAATTCTAATGTCGTTATTTACACCAATGTCAAGGAATGTAAGACCTACTTGATTAGCAGTATCGTCACCCTTGATCTTGATGGTCATAACTGAATTATTCAACTCATTGTTAATCACACCGCCAGTTTGATTACTGAAAAGCTCAATATAAGCATCAAGAATAAGATCGTTACAGTCAATGTACAAACCTCTACGCACGTTAGACATACGTACATTACGTATTGAATTACATCCGAAATCATAGAGTTCCTCTTGGTCACCTACTGTACCGCGACCGATACGAATACCTGTTCCACGTAAATTACGTAAAATGATACTGTCGATATTAATGTTATTACTGTAGCTGCGAATACCGTCAGCAATGATTTCTGCACTGTGCGACCAATCACCGTTAATCAAAAGGTTTGCAACTTCTGGTGCCATGATGGCACCGTCATTAGTGTACCTCGGTGCTGTTCCACCAACGAACGATGTAGGATTAGTGAAAATATGTCCGCGTTGTTCGCTTGACAAACATTCGTCCCACACTCTTACGTTCTTAATTGTACCAGCAAAATATCGTGTATCCGCTAGACCAATACTGAACGGTGCCGTCGATGTTAGATTGATTACTGTTGCACTATATGCAGACATTACCTTATTGCCTGCATTAATTTGTAGATTCAAATAACCATTATGCCACATGATTACTGTGTAATTGGTATTGGCAATAATGGTTTCTTCTGATGTTACACTATTGATTAAGTTACTGCTGCTATCGAAGATTTTACCAATAATCTTTCCACTGACTGAATCATAAGCAATTTCAAATTGTCGTTGACCCGTGGCATTTTTTGCTACGATTACTTGATTGCTGCCAGTTGAAGTAGTTTTGAATTGTGCTGCAACTGTAAAAGCATCTACTAATGCTAATGAAGCATGTGTAAGATACTTACTACTACCGTTAAGTATTGCACCATCAGCACCAAAAGTTACTGTGCCATTGTTCGTAAGATTATTAGTTCCGTGACTGTCGTTAACATTCGCGGTTAGATTATACTGCGAAACCAATTCTTCTTTAATATCTAACCATCCAGCTTGCACACGATAATCTTCTGTTTCGATTACCGCACCTACAAGATCAATACCTGCACGTAGTATAGACCCCGGTCCAAAACCTCGTATGCTAGTAGAAGGTGGGGTCCGTCGATTATCATACCGCTTCAAAGGAAGCGTATTATATTGGATGTATTCTTTTTCTTCTAGCAGCATGTTACGCTCCGTTATTAGAACGAGCAGTTTCAACCCAATTAGTACCATCATGTAGTAACGTAATTGAATCTTCTGTATTATCTAACGTACAATCCCCTGCCAATTTAAGATTTGTACCGTCTTTAACAACAACAGTACGTGCAGCATTAGCAGCACGCAAAATTAAAATGTCACCGTCAACGCCACCAGTAATACTATCAAGATCATCTGTAGCAGCCGCAGCTTCGGTATCTACTTTCATGTAACTGCCAGAAGCTGCAATTACACCTGCTGCAATTGTCGCAGTAGTTGGTCCTAAATTTAATACACCGATGATTACGTTATCATGTACTGCACTATCATTAATGAAGATATGATTACCTGGTTTTAGATTATACGTTGTACCGCCACCGGGATAAAGAATTTGATTAGCGTTATTTGTGCTATTGTAAATTCTAAAAACATTATGGTACGCTTCACCAAGACGACTGTTAATTTCAAGTTCACTATTAGTGAGATCAAGAACAGTACCTGTTGCTGAATAACCTGTTAATCGAACATCAAGTCTATTGAGTTGGAAGTTTGAATAACCGGGATTCAATGAACTGTGTATTTTACAAACAATACTTGTACCGGAAACAGAAGCAAAAAGTAAATCAACTCTACTTGTATGTGCCCGTACTACGACGCCTTTTGCACCATTTGGAATTGCAAGTTCACCAACTACTTTATGGTGACTTGTAAAATCTGCTAGTTCGACACCAACAGCACCAGATAAAACAGTACCGTATAAGCCTTCAACAGTGATTCTACTATCTGCATAAATACCATGTTCCCAACATGTTGCAGGCCCGATGTTATGTCCAATAGAATGCGAACCACCTGCTGTACTTGCAAAATAACAACCAATACGAGCAGCTTCTAAATAATTATTTTTGAATGTAGTTGGTGAAATGACAACAGTTGATCTGTCACAACCCCAAATATGCATATCTTGTACAACGCCGCCATGTACAACCAAACCATCAAGTGCAATTTGTTGGATTTCACTGCCGCGTATCTTACTATCAGATAATCCAGCGTCACTGTAAATACCATTGACTGCATGAGATATATTTACGTTATCGACAATATGTGTACTTTTATCTAAAACACTGTATGCACTACTATTAGCACCACCTGGTGAAGCAAAATAAATTGCCCAACCTGGAATTTGGTGTAATGATACATCGATTACACGCCCACCCATACCTTTTGTACGTATACCGGCAGCACGCAAAGGATGCTGTTTACCGTTTACAGTATCAAAATTGTACGGGTACGCTCTTAGTTCTGCTTGACCGAGTATTGTCAATCGTTCAATAGTTGCACACAATACGTTCGTAGGATCATCAGCATTCCACCAACGTGCAACAGAACCGTCGTATCCTTCTGTTTCAATCAAAGCACCAGTAATCGCAGTATCAAAAATAAGTACTGAGCCTTCACGATCAGCACCGTGTAATCGACCAGCAGGTTTTTGTTGTGCCCAAGTTGCCTGGTAAGGCCCAGGTGAATGGACACGACTTCTTCGACGCGGTATAACAATCTTTTCAGTGATTACGTGATCACCTTCTGGATAGTACGGTGTGTAATACGTAGGCATGTGATTAACCCCTTACGTCGATTTCATCAGGTATGATTTTACTAATTTCTGCGATGATCCTTGCACGATCTTCGACAGTTGCTTTCTTATACTTTTCTATGATTACTTCAGTTTGTTTTGCTTCCACACGTGGAAGAAGATTACCAATCACATCATCATGTACACGGTAGTGTAAATACTTTTCAATAGTATCTACTTCAGGATTTGTACGTTGACGATCCAACATACCTACTTCCAATGCAGCAGTCTCCTCAGGAGTTATCTGCGACAGGTTGAATGTTATCATTTTCTTGAGCCTTTTGTTGTGCTTCTTGTATTAACTGAACAAAACCTAATGCTGGAGCTGCTACTTGCAAACCACTTGCTTTAACAGCTAAATCCAACAATTGAATCAAAACATTTGCTTGCTCTTGTGTGAGTGTTAAGTTAAACATCGTTGCTCCGTTATACTGGGGTAAAGGTTGGGGCTGTATCATCTACAACAAAACGATATGCGATGGACATTGTGCTAGGTGTCAAACTACTATTAGCAGTTACTTGGAAACCAATTGTGGCTCCAGTGCCCGTTGTTGCAAATGTTACTGTTAATGAATCACCGCCACCACTAGGTGACGATGCAAAATTATCACTAGGTGTACCTAAAGTTACAACTGTTGTATTGCCTGTTTCGCGTGACATTACCCAGTTCATAGTACCAGCTCTACACTGATACTGTGAACCATCTTCACACTTCACTGAGTAATGCAACGTACCACTAATGGAGGATGTACTACCGACTGCTACGTTACAGAATGTAGTAAGTGTATTATCAGTTAATGTCTTAACTGCACCACCATGATGAACTGATAATCTCTTTGTTCCACCTGTCGTCAATGTACCGAAGTAGAATACGTTACTTGTCCACGCCAATCCAAACCGTTCGTAATTTGAGGCATTAGTATACGTGTTATAGATATTGAGTGTGTGGGCATTTGAGGTATTTCTTAGTCCTAAAGTGTAAGCTGCATCACGGTAGATGATTGTTTCAGCACCTGACAAAGCACTACTAGAGTGCCAACTAAGGTACCCTGAACCCATTTGAAGGCCAGCGGCGGCAATATAGATATTACCACACTGCACTTGTCCAGAGCCGTAATCTCTAATCGTTGCTACACCTAATGTAAGATCATTACTTTTACCTAGACTAAAAGAATGTGTCCCACCGAGTTGGAACTCAAAAAGTTTTGAACTAGCGTGACTTGCTGTATTTGTGAAATTAAAAAGAATACCTTTGAATATATCAGCAGCATCATTCCAGGTCTGTGTAACATTGATTACTGGATTTGTGTCAGTGACAGTCCCACCAGTCAAAGTCAAACCAACCATACCTACATTACCAGATGTAATCGGGATACTAATTGCGGCAGTCGTTGTACCACCGTAATCAAGTTGCAAAGCTCTGGCCGTAGCTCCTGTATGCTGTGCCCCGATATGTGCAATATGACTCGACCAATAAATACCTAAACGCTCGTAGACTGATCCTGAAGTATACGTATTATAAAGATTAAATGCCTGGGCATTTGTTCCACGACGCTGCGACCAAGTGTCAGCAACTCCATCAGTAAAGATATCAACTCTGGAGGCGGACGACTGTGTGATTGACAAAAAGGAAGCTGAACCAGAACTGGTGTCAATTGCAAATCCTGTATTGACTAGCAGATTAGAACCGCCCCGGAAGAACGAGGAAGTACCATACATACTAGTCAATGATAGAACTTGCCCACCAGCATCTGTGGAAGTTACATAGGCTCCTGTCGTCGGAGTCACACGGAACCTGGACGAACCTCCCACCTTGAGGTTAATCAGGTTGGATGCGGCGTTACTTGCCGTATTGGTAATATCTAGGTTGATCGCCGACGGCGTGCCGGTCGTATTCCAAGTACCAGCAAGATTAATCATACTAGTAGCATCACTACCAGTTAACGAGTAACCTGTCGAAGCTAACACACCAGCATTTGCAGTGCCTTGTGTAATCGTCGCTAGGCCAGCAACCGTTAGACCGGTGCTAGCCCAAGTGCCGACATTGACACCATTGCAAGTTATCCCAATTTGATTAGCAGCAACACGGTAAAGACCTGTTCCTGTACCATCAGCATCAGATGAAAACCCAATACTTGGTACAGTAACACTACCATTTGGGAACAAAGTTTGAGTAGTAAATACTGGACTGTCGTTAAGAACAACAAAGCCAGTTCCTACTTCATCAGTAATCGCAGCTGCAAAGTTAGCACTGCTCGGTGTTGCTAAGAATGTACCGACATCTGTACCAAGGCCAGTGATTCCACCAACTGGTAAAGTACAATTAGTTAGAGTGCCACTTGTAGGTGTGCCGAGAATAGGTGTTACTAACGTAGGACTTGTTGCAAAGACTAACGCACCACTGCCAGTTTCATCAGTCATTACTGCTTTGAAATTTGCACTATTAGGCGTAGCCATCCAATCAGCAAAATCAGAACTAACTGCTAAGCCTGCCCAACTGGTAAGATTGGCAGCATATGCTTGTACATTTGTTCCAATAACAAGACCAAGTTGTGTACGCATAGCAGCATAATCTGCTGCACCAAGTAGCGATTGGACATTAGCACTTGGGGTAATACTGGCATACGTTGTTAGGTCTGCGTCATAAGCTTGTACGTTCGTTCCGATTACTAATCCTAATGACGTTCTGAATGCTGTATAATCAGCAGCACCTAGTAATGTCTGTACGTTAGCCGACGGTGCAATACCGGCAAATGTAGTTAGATTAGCATTGTACGCTTGAACTGTAGTTCCAATAGCAGCCGGTGCAAGATAATCAGTACCCGCCGTAGCTATAGACAAAACGCCAGTACCCGTAGTATTCAAAAGAATACCCGTAGCAAGTGACGCTAATGCTTGTTCGTTACTCAAACTACCATTAGTAGTCTGAGTGATATATGTAGCAGTTGTTGGGGCACCACCGCCACCACCGCCACCACCGCCACCGAGTTCTGTAGCACCGTAAATATTAACAGTGCCTACAATAGAACCTAATGATGCTGTATCAATCACATCGTTGTAGATGTTAATTGTACCACCATCACTGTTAATCAACTGTCCAGTTGTAGCTGTGATTTTTCTGACAGTTAAGTTGCAAGTGCCTGCTGTGATTTGCACACCGTCTACGTATGCAATAATATCTCTGCAAACTACGTTACACAGTGTACCACTTACTTTAATGGCTCTTTGGTCAGTACTGACAATATCAGTTGTTACTGTTAGGTTAATAGTTCCTAACTGATTATGTACAGTGATGATTGCCGCATCATTGTAGCTTGACTTAACATATTGACAGAATATGTTAAATACTGTACTAGCATGATTACTGTGAATACAGATAGCTTCGTCGCTAATGAAACGACCATTACCGTGTACTGTAAAGGTCATCGCTGACCCTTGATCACTGATTATTTTTGTTGTGCTTCCAGCAGTAATGGTACAATTGGTAACAAGAGTTACACCATTTTTACCGAGAGGAGCACTGATTGCAGCGTCTTCAAACAAATAAATAACGTCACCGCTGGCAGCGGCCGTTTGTGCGGCAATCAACGCAGTGCCCACAGCACCAATTGTGGTTGCACCTTCACCGTAAGCTGTGTATCGTCCACCTGATTTGTATAAAATCACCGGACCTTTAGGGACAAAATTTATTCTACCCATAGCTACTTCTCACAATTCTTGAGCCATTGCTCGTAATGATTTTGTGCGTTCTCGTAGTTCGTGAAACCATAATGTTTGTAGAAAGCTTTTTGCTGGTCAGCACCGTTGCGACAACTAACAGCAAAAGCTACGATTTCACGTTTACCTTTTAAGGAAATCAACCATTGACACATTGAAGTGCCTTGTGCGTACATAGACAAGCAAGCTGCTTGGTCACTAGGGTACTCTTTGATTTGTGTAATCTGGCTGAACGGCATGATACGCTTGTAATACTTATTATGTGTTCTTAAGCGTTCGCCGTACGTCTCACAGCAACTTGCAATACCTTCATCGAGCCACCGCGGTATGATTCCTCGTACTGAATCAACCAAAACCATGTGCATAACTTCGTGCGGAATGACGTTGTCAATCACAGTTTGGTAGTTCCCCGTTATTTCGCTGTTCAGACCAGTAATCTTACCGTTGTTTAATGTGTAAGTTGTTGACCCACCGCCATTACGATTATTAATCACAATACTTACATTGCACGGTGATTCCCATAGGGGTAATTCTTCGCCTAGCCACTCAATTGCTAGTGATTTACGAGTATCAATGAGCAGTCTGAGGACATCGTTACGTTGTACAGGTGACAATTGCGGGCAATTTAATGTAAATTGTGCAATTGCTTGGTTCCGAGGAAGAGCACAAAGTGACAAAAACAGGACAAAAAGTGCGACTTTGACCATTTGTGACCTCCTTAACCGTAGATTAGATTTTCGTCGTTGATTACCACCTTTTTATTGGTAATTTGCAACGCTTTTTTGATTCCCCGCGTACAGTCAAGAATAAAAAAGTCTGCTGCCGATGTTTTTAGCTCTAATTTTATCGTAAAATCACCTAAATTGTTGATCGGAGCAGCCGGAAATGACAATCCGTTGTCTGTCAGATTGATTCTATCACCCGTTAATGTCGGAACTACACCTTCAACATTGATTACGTGATGTTGGTCACTGTAATCAAATATAGGTAACGCTTGATCGTTGCCTTTTATGTATAGAACGAGTGTCTGCGTAGCATTTGTGATGCTACGAACTATGTCCCAAACAGTTTCTAACGGGTGAATGTTCATCAGAGTTCTTTCAACAGATCAATGATTCCACTACTAATTGCGTCTGTTTTCTCTGGGTCGTCAATGTGCATACCGATTAGATCAACAATGTCACTTGCTAATCGCATCGCGGTTGCTTTGTCAAGAGTCAAACCCATGTTTCGCTCTAATCGGTCGCAAGACATTACAACTTTTTCAATCTTTGCAACCAGATCAGCAATCTTCGGACTGTAAATTAATAGTTGCTGTGCATTCCCACAACTATTGATTACTTCTTCCAGTACCATCTTCAAGATGCCAATTTCACCACGCAATGATTTTGCGTGGTCTGATTCCGTGAACTCATTGACACGTTGTTGCCAGACTTGTAGTCTGTATTGATTCGCTGACTTTCGTCTGAGTGATTCCAGTTCACTGTTGCCGCCGTGCATTGGGCAGTGCTTTGTTCCCTCTACTACTTGGTAGATAAGAGGTTGACCCTTGTCCACACATGTTTGGCACGCATCTTCCGCATCACGTGTTGTTTTGATTAGTGGATATTTCATGTGTTACCTCTTTCTAATAGGATAAGAAGCCACCGGATAGGTACGAGCTATCCGGTGGCCTTGCAGGCGACCACCAGGAGCAAATGGTGCCCAAAAACTAGGCAATTACCTTAGGTATACTCCCAACTGTCCCCACAGCGTTGCTCTTATCAACCTGCAACTGTGATTCTTCAGCATTACCGTCATTGCGAGTAGCACTGTAATAATCACTAAGGTTGACTGGCCAAGGCTTACACGGTGGCAATTCGGAGATAGGAATACCTTCAGCGAGGAGTTCCAAACGATCCTCGGTAAACACACGATCCAACCTTGGTACTGTGTCTACCATTTCCGTGCTTGTGAACCATTGCGTAGGATCATAAGCAGCAAAATCTTCGTCCTTCAAAATGAAAGCTGGATCAATTACATCAGCATGTGTCTTACCAAACATCTCAACAGCCATGTTTTGATATACACGTTTCAAATACTGACCAACCTGACCAGCAAAGGATGGAGAAATTTCCATTTCCTTACGATTTTCAGTGTGCTGCATGGCTTCGCTGATTGCGACCATGATCAAGTTCGCCCACCGTTTCATGTACATGTTTCTTACTTTGAAGTAAGGACATGGGTAGACCAGAAAAGTCTCACCAGCAGGTCGAACATGTTTGATTTCAAGATTGTCTTCGTTATAGGGAATCATTCGTCCGTTTAGAATCGCACTGAATCGCACAAACAAGCGATGAATACGCTTCAACGTATTAATGCTCGGTGGTACTCGCATATCCACATCTTCATGATGCATAATATGGAATAGATTCTTTCCCATTAACGAAACAATATCTAAAATACTTGGGTTCAGTGACCCAATATCATTTGACCAATTCGGGACAGCGTAGCCAGCTTTACCAAACTCGCCTACGTTGTACCACAGAATGGCGTCTGTGTTAGTTACCGGCATTTATTGCTCCGTTGAGTTCTTGTTGTATAATGGAATCAAGATGAGTAAGAACTAGCTCTTGGCCAGGATACTTCTTGATAGCAGAAGCACAAGCTCTTTCGTAAGCTTGTTGGAATTGATTCGTTTCGTAAGGATAATAATTAGATTTCGGTCGTAGCACTTGCTTAGGTGCATTGACAGGATACTCAATATCTTCCAGATGTTGAGCATCATTTTGTACTACTTTCTCTGTATAGTTTTTATATGTTCTCGGCACGTGCCGATAATCAGTAACCGGTGGTCGATGATCAGTATAATCTGGTTGATAATCAGGTGACCGATGCTCTTTGATCTTGGCTATAACTTTCGGACCAACACGCCGCAAAGCGTACAATCCGATTATACAGCCAACCCCACCTAGAGAAGCACCACCGAACGCGAGGTACTTAAGAAGTCTAACCTTACCACTGATCGTTCCTAGATCAGATACCAAATCAACATAACCGTTCATTCGTTCAGTCAATGTCGATTGATTCTTTTTAATCAAATTAAGGTTAGTTGTAACATCTTCCGAGAGCGTTGTTACTTTGCCTAGAAGGTCGCTTTTGAGATTAGTGATGCTTTTGTTGTTCTCATTGATTATATTAGTATATTGCTGCTTGATAGTATTGTCATAAGTTTTCAATTGTTCATCTTGCTTTGTGATTATACTGTTAAGATTATTGATGTTTGTAGTAGTTTCATTCTTAACATTTTCAACCAACGTCTGAAGTGGCACATAGCCCGGATCAGACTTAATTTTAGCAATTTCGTCCAAATGAGTCTTGATTAACTTATGTGTCTCGTCTAATCGTTTCTCAATATCATTTAATTTGTTCTTGTCAATCTTATTCTGATTATTGTCCGGCGAGGGAATATTACCTTGTGCATTTAGTATGGTGTTTTGATTATTATTTTGATTATTGACAGGTGTCAATCGCGGATAACTGTTACCAGGATAACTGTTACCAGGATTAACAGGGTAACTATAACCAGGATTAACAGGATACCATCCAGGTGAACTGCATGACCCATCAGAACAGTACACTTGACCGTTGGCAAGTGTTACAAAATTAGATAATATAATCAAAGTTATAATGATTAATCGCACATCATGTTACCTCCAAATGTTTGAATGATTTTGTGTCTACACTGTAAGTCGTCCATATAGCTTATGTCCATTTTGCACATTTTGCTGAAATATTTTTCTTGACACACTTTCGTGCAAATATCATTTAATAAAAATCAACAAAAAAATAATCGCCAAAAAAATAATCATCAATGTTATTTGACAAAAAAATCAACAAAAAATATTTGACAAAAAAATATTTGACAAATCATAAATGCCCTTTGCCGAAATCATCAATGTTATTTGCCCTTATGAAAAATAATCAACTTTGCGATAGTAAGCTGTGCCGGGCACCTGGCACCGTGTACATCAGTTCACTAGTGTACATAGACCCACCGGGTACTGAACAAAAAACCCCTAGTATACTTGCGTATACTAGGGGCGTCGATTACAAATCGTACACTGTACAGTTGTACAGTCTACTTTCTGCCCTTGCGTCCAGACTTGGCGGTTGCCACCTTTGCGACACTGGCCGTAGGTTCGGCAACACTACCGACATAGTTTGCATCGTACAATTCGGGATACTTGGCAAACACGTCTTGAAAGCCACCAGCAGCAAGATGGCAGTCTGCAATGAGTCGCATAGGCGAACCCGGTTGACTAGCTGCTTGCAACGACTCCCAAACTTTGCGATCTGCTACTTTGGTCGCATTAACGGTGCCCTCAATTGCCGAACGCAAGTAGCTTTCAACTTTGCCCTCTTTCATAGCTTCGCCAAGCTTATCTTGGCGAACCTTTGAATATGGGATGTATCCACCAGCAACATATTCCGGTTGCTTGGCGAACCCATCAGGGGCAGGAAGTAAACACCGATCCATCAGGCCAGCTTTGATGACCTTGAAAGCTTTCTGGGCGGCACCTCGTTGACCTAATGCCCGTTGAACGTCTGCTTCACTGCCACCAGCAGACATGATGGCTTTTGCCGCAACCAATTGGTCTGCACCAGACAAGTTTGCGACACCTTTTAGGGTTCGATCGCTATTTTCCTGTATCTGGTCGATAAGGGCATCCATTGCACTAGCATATTCACGGACAACAACCGGGATCGAATAACCGGCTAAGTCTACTTCCCTGTTTTCACCAGCAGACTTTTCAACCAAACTGGCCAGAATCCAGGGCAAGCTTGTGCCACGCGAATTGCCTGTATGTCCCTTAAACTTGGGAACTACGTATTCACCAGCAGGGCACCAAACCGCCGACATAACTTTGGCTAGTTGGTTCTCCGTCTCATCGTCGGAAGCTTGCCAAGCAGCAACCAGACCTTTGCGCTCTGCTACTGCTTGCTTGCTTTCGGTTGCTGACATTGGAATAACAACCGGGGCGTGTTCTGGCTTCCAGCCACCGTCACGAATTGCCTCAAACAATCCAGGATTCTTGGCATTGCCGCGAAGCTTGTTTGTCGCGTGGCGACTCTTGTTGGTCCCTGCGAACCAATGTACGAAAGCCAGCAGGACCAAACCCGATTGACCAGCAACTAGACCAACTGGTTCAAGGTTCGCCGGAAGCTTCCGGTTGTCTGCTTTCTGCTTTCTGCTTTCCGACACTTTACTAGACATACTGCACCAAACTTTCTAGGCCAATTGGCCTACTAGAGTATCTGGCCGTCAGTACTGAACACCAGTACCGAATATCGGCCAGAGCAAACCAAACTGTTTTCAGTTGTCAAAGAGCAAACATCCAACAACCAGAGTATGAACTACATCGACAAACATTGCAAGCCTAATTTAACAAATTTTTAATTTTTATTTATTTGACATCTTACCTATCTTAACACTGTACAAATGATTACGTAGTGTACAAAATCATACCTAGTGTACGAATGATTATGTAATCATCTGTACACTGTACAAATGATTTGATTAACAAATGTTCAGTGTACACTTGTACATGCGATTATTAATCAATGATTATTTGTACACTGGTCACACGTACACTGATTATTTGTTCACTATCATTTTGTACACTGTTATTTTGTACACTGTTATTTTGTCCACTGAACAAATAATCAGTGTTCGGTGGCGAATCAAAAGTAAACCGAAAGTGATTTGACGCTGACACGCATGGTAGAGGCCGCGTATATACATATGTGAAGACATGCGTGGCGTTATTTTGACATAATGCTAGGTGAAGACGTGCGTGGCGTTATTTTGCATTATGATTATGTGAAGACGTGCGTGGCGTTATTTCATATTATGATTATGTGAAGACGTGCGTGGCGTTATTTCACACATGGCACAGAACATTTGATCACATGGCACAGAACATTTAATCACAGAACAGTTGATCATATAATAATTAAAATATGAATAAGAGTGAGCAAATACCACATGTCATTTGAACAAAAGTGTACACACTATAATCACTTACAACATGCAAGCGTGCACAAATAAGTGTAACCCAAATAGTGTGCCAATAATGGCCTCAATACCCTATCTTACTATTCTTACTATTTACTATCTATATCTATCTATATAGTAAAATAGAGATATAAAAATACCCTATATAGGCAACTGAAACCAGAGTAGTGACGGTTTTTAGTTTGCCCTTCTAACAGCCTCATTGTCACCTGGCACCGAACACCCAACCACTACCATATAACTCATTCTGACGCATCCTGGAGCCAACCACGGCTATCTGGTGACTACTTTCCGCCCACCGACGACCGTGCCCTTTGCACACTTTGCTCCAACTTTTCCACCACAAGGATTATACAAATCACCGTAGTACTTAGGAATGACAATTACCAAATCATCCTTCTTCTTTATCATCGTAACCACTTTACCTGCGAATCGCCTGCCAATACATATCCTGCCCGCTGCATCAAGCCGTCTCAGTGTCGTTGTCATGTGTTCCAATCTTCGATATCACGTTCCACTCTTTGATTTCATAATCACTTAGTTGTTTGACTTCAATTTCTTTAGGATCATACACTTCTTGGCCTGTCCATATCACTGCGTGATTCCATCCTGTTTGTTTACTCGCTACCGTGAGCAACGCTGGACAGTCAACGGGCACCGGACATAGTAAATCACTACAACCATCCCAATTACTATCAGGACATACTCTCAACCCATGCCAGAATCCACGCTTAATCAAAAATATGATGGCCTCCGCATCTGAAAGATAACGGAGGCCATCACAACTGCTTACTTGACTATTCGCTAATACTTCATCGACTGAAGTATCACAAATCATGGCTACACATGTTGCCAAGCATAGGCCAGGCTCAGGTTGCAACAATTTTTGCAATGGTCCCTGCCATCTTTACACCAGCAATGATCTGTTCTACTTCTAACCGAGTAGAATCATCCAGATCATTGGTCAACAACTCCTCGGCTTCACGTCGCACTTGATCAAGAATCTCCTTATGTTGAGGTTGAAACTCCTGTAGCGTCTTGGGACACGATGTCAACATGTCTCCGAACTTTTCCAACTTCTTACCGATGCGGTAATTGTTAATCATAACAGTAGCTCGGTCAAGCGAGGCCCGGACACCGGTCACATCACAGTTCTCACCATCCAACAACTTACGTGTTGCGTCCAACGCTGCATTGATTTCATGCAAGTTCTCGTCAGTCACAACATCGAATTTGTCAAGTGGCAACGACGAAGCTTTCTGTCGCAAGTTACGAATGGCCATCTCTTCGATGATCAAACTACCTGCCAAGAAAACAATGTCCTTCACCAAACCAGGTTGTGACAAACAGTACAACATCATTGTACCGACACAATCACCTTTGAAGCTACGAAGAACATTCTCCATCGTCTGGCTTGTCAAGTACTGAACAATTCCTCTCGACGCTCGGCAATCGGTGACAAGTACCGATCCAACGATTCCTCGTCAACAACATCCTCCATCTTCATGCCCAAATGCTTGTCGGAATCATAAAACATAACCTTCTCCTTGTAGTAGTGAACAACGGTAAGAACAGTGGTGAGAACAGTGGTGAGAACAGTGGTGGGAGCAGGACTTGAACCTGCATTCCCAAGTAATACTTGGATCTTTGCTTAGACGATCCCACCTACCAACGCTTATTTAGCGTCTTTGCGTATTGCGTCGTAGACTTCTTTTCGATGAACCGGTATCTCTTTGGGTGCTTCAATCCCCAAACGTACCTTATCACCGCGAATTTCTACAACAACAATCTCCACATTATCATTGATGATAATGCTTTCATTCTTCTTTCGACTTAGAACTAACATTGTTTTCAGGCTCCTTACCTATTTGGTTAGTATGACCGGTCACTGATCCTTGATCGCGAGTCACTTCCTAGCAATCCAACGAGTGTTGATTACATTTTCAACATTACTCTCGTTAATTTCGTTATGCGACAGCCAGCTCTCCGACCCCACTAGCTGATACTGTAACTCCGTCAGACACGTCTCCGGGATGTTCCCCGCTGTCTCCATTGCCTTGCGGTGTAGTCTTTCCTGTAAGGACATCTTGCTTGATCTCCGAGATTCTGTTCATGTGATACAATTGGGTTTTGATCTTCTCACTAAGTGCATACAACTCCTTACCCACGCCTGGAGTAGTACGAATCAACTCAAACAGTTCAATACCCATCCGAGGATTGGCATTGATCGTAATGACATTCTGGAAGCTGCTCAAGTAAAACTTAGCGATTTCATTCTTACCGTGCATTTCAGGAATCCTTGGTTCATTGATTTTGTGTCTTAGTTTTTAGATATGATACAAAATAATGAATAAGGAATACTACTCTAATCGATGCATTACAACTTTCTATTCGGGATGGGTGAGTCAGTTACTTTGAACACATTAGGTTCAAATCTACGAGGACGATCCGAATAGCACTTAACACTGCTTATTCGAACATAGTGTTTCTCCAATTTGATAAAGTCTTTCCAAATGTACTTACTTAACGACGGAACTGTAATCAATAACTCGCCATAGAAAATATCTTTTACATAGACCTCCAAAAAGTTTTCCTTGTTTTGAATAACCTCAACAACACGTTCAATAGTGCCTTCGATTGTAGGCACCATTGATTCTCCAATCACAAATAACCCAGGACACTTATCATTAGGCTGTTGTAATGTAACAGGTTGACAGACTATGCTAGTAACCAGGTACAAATGATGATCGTTATGCAAATAGCATAACAACAGAGCCGAATTGTCTTACGTGTGCAATGCCGATCATACATATCAGCGTCGTCCATACTCTTCAAAAGCCTCACAGCACATTGGAACAAATGGGTTGATCAAACGTAAGATAGCTTCAGCATAATCACGAATCTCTTTCTGTGCGTGGCTATCTAAACGTAAACGTAAAAAGTGAAACAGATTATGTAAATCAATCTTCCAATAGGCTTCCGTGTGATTACTCAACGGTAAGTCTTTGCGAGCCTGCTCACGTGCTACGTTGAATTTCAGTCTTTCTTCGTAGACTTCACGTGACAAGTTCAATAGAATCGTTTCACGTAATGTCAAATAACCTTGAGGATCAATGGCATAGGGAAAACGTGCTAACGTATACCCATGTTGATCTACAAGATCATAAACATCTTTGCTCTCTGTGTCACTGAGCATCTGTTTACCGGGTTTCAATATCCAACCATCCGGCCAAGAATCAACGGTCCCTGCTGATCCTTGTTTGTTCTTGTCGCTTTGCATACGCCACACACCAGCACGCTCACAAGAATCAATAGCTACACTGTAACGTGTACTATATTCATTGACCGATGCTGTTCTGTGACGTATCCACTGACGCCAAGTATCCATTGCAACACGGATATGAAACTTAAATTCAACCATTTCGAATGGCGTTGTATGCCGATTCTTCATCAGGTATTCAATAAGTTTCCTATCTTCGCGGATCGTTTTGGTTCCTTTGCCATATGACACACGAGCAGCTTGCACAACAGAATCATCACTACCCATGTGATCAACATAACGTATGAAACCATCACCGACAACGATCATGCCAAGTGTCAACAACCATTCAAAAAAGTCACTTGGCACATCATATTCGCCGAACGGAATAAAACTACCCTCGTAATCATCCCGGAGTAACGTAGCTCCTTCTAATGTACATCCGTTTTGCAAAGCAAAATCAATCACTCCATTCATCGTACTCTCCGATGTTTGCACCGTCCGTGAAAGTAAAATCGGTGAACAACTTCTTGTAATCACACCGCCACTCATTGCCCCCTTCCAACCGACGAAGGAGCATAGTGCCTGTGTTGCTAACGAACACAAGCTTATGCTTCATCCCGGTCGAAGTGTAAATCAAGTCGATCCCTTTGGTCGATTGATTAAAACGCTTTTGGGCTTCTTCCAAAGTCAACGGACGCATTCTTCGTTCATCTTTTAACATAGTAAGTTTCTCAATAAAATCATTGACATTGATATACAACTCATTACCGTAACGAACAGTCGCAACAGCACGCTTCATAACTATTCACGGCCATACATGGCTTTGACCAAAGGATCATTGTAGACATCTGCTACTTGGTCTAATGCCTTGCAACGTTGGGCCGACTCCTCTTTTGTTAAGTGTCTGAAAACATGGTCCGAGTGACAAACGTCCCATATCTCTTTGCATTCTTCGTACAATGCAAATTGAAACGGCGTACCAATCCTACAACGATGTTCTGCAACACGAATCTCACCACCTTTCTGATTATTAATCACGATTTGGTCAATGGCACCGATCAAGTCAGAACCGACTTTCTCGCCACATAACCAAGCATAAATTGACAATTGAACTGCCCAATCAATATCCTTTTCTTCCATTGCATAATAACTATCAATAAGCACTCCTTTGATTGTTAAGAGTATCGCTTCCTTATGCGGGGCGTTAGTTCCACGTGTTGGTTTGTCTACCTTACCATCACGAATCATCACGTATCCCTTCTTCGGGCTGACTGGATGCTTAGAACAATATCCATTCACCTTCCAGTCAAGGATAACATGTTGGCCTTCCTTGTTAACGTACCATGCATCAGGCTTACCGAGGAACTTAACACCATCCTCGTTATCACGTTTACTACTTTCATCCTTGTCGGTCACATAAAACTCAAACTTCGGTCCTTCTGTTGCGTGCATCATATCCACGATGAGGTCCGCAGCCGCTCCAGAATATATGTAATTATCAAAGACACGCTTCCCAGCAACAAGAGCAAAATCACGATTATGAGGTTCAACACTGTCAGTAAAGTATTTCTCAAAAATCGCCTCTTGATCATCTCCAAACAGTGCGTGTCGTAAATATGCTTTGATGTAACTATCAAAGCCAGAGCCAACGCTCATTGGTTCAGTCTGCAAATCTCTTGGTGGACGATTATCACTTAAGTAACGTAGGTAAAATGCTGTTGGATCTGATTTCCAACAATTGATCGAACTAGGTGACAGATGTTGTAGTTGTTTCATTCAAAGGTAACATAGATTTTCCCGTAGTGCTGACACAGTTTACGTAAGTAAAAATTAAGGAAATCATCTTGCAAATAAAAGTATCGTCCGTCGATTGCTAAACAACGTCCGTAAGTGATTTCATGTGTGCCGTACGAAGTATCAAGGATCAAACGTCGCGGAACCGTTCTCAATTTGGCTGTCCGCATAAAACCTTCAGTACATCCGATCTCACGCCAAAATCCACGTACTTTGACAAACGTTAACCATTGAACAAAATGCTCACGCCGGCACTTGTACATCTTGTGAAACTTCGGCGGGTACAGGTACACCATCCACAGGGGAATCACTATCACCCAGCTGAACAGGATTACTGTGATTGCTATTAGCACGCTCATAAGCAACACGTCGAGCATCTAAGACCTCCTTAACAATTTGAAACTTATGACAGTCCTTGTACTTTTTACCGCTACCACAAGGACACATCTCATTTCGCCCTATAGTACCGGCCTTACGATATGGTTCCTTGTAGTTCTTCCGCTTAACATAATCGCGGTGTAGTTTCTTTGCTAATCGACGCTCTTTCTTAGAAGCGTCAATGGTTATATCATCAGTGTCCTTTACGCGATTAGGCACTGGCGAGTGAACCATGTCTTTGGTTTCTTCATTGATTATAGTGGCCAGCCGTTCATTGCTTGATGCACGGCTGGCCACTTCTTCACTTTTACTTCTCATTCAACATTGAATGCAGCCCATCTTCGATGAGCAAGCCATTCTCTCCACGTGTGTATCCGTGCTTAATAAGTTCCCTTTCGTAATATCGAACCTTGTCAAAAAGTTGTCGATTGTCAATTGACAATTCTTTGATGATTTTAGCGTCGGTTGTATTGACATTAAAATCATCAGATTGAAACGCAATCGTAAAAAGAATCACAACCACACCACCCCAAAAACCAAACCATAAATACTTAATCATCCTTGCTCTCCTTGGTATCAAACACGACGAACATGTCAAGCGTCCCTTGTGACCTGTAAATACTTGATTACAAATCACGCAACGGTACATGTAATTTCCATTTATCATTTGATTACACTCAAATCACGACCAAGTTCTTCATCCAAGCGTTCTTGCCACTCAACGAACACATACAAGTTTTCCTTTGTCACATCCTCAATACGGTCAGGGATACGATCATCGGCTTTGATTGCTTCTGTCAATTCTTCCGTCTGTGCGTACCAATTGTCACACTTGTTTGGTCCAAATGGTTTGTGGACCATCGTCAAACAACCACACTGTCCATCAGGTTTGCGGTCCTTATTGCAGAACCCAAATAAGTACCCCCAATTACCTGGAGATGCCCAACTGCGGTGTACATGTGATCGGAAACTTTCGTCAGGGAGATTTAGCAATCGTTCCATCTCACGTCGATAACTATTCATGATTCTACCCTCGTCAAATGTGTTACGTACCCTTCACACTGTGCTTCAAAACAAATGTCCTCAGCTACGTATTTGCTGTGAAGTTCGAAGTATTGATTACCGTACTCCACAACATAAATCACAAAGCTGTCGATCATTTCTTTCTGATCAAATTTTCTAGTTAATCGGTTCACGGCCTAGTACCTCATCCATGTGTTCTTGCCATTCCGCAAACACGTGCAAGTTTTCACGTGTGATTCCACTGTAACTGGAAGGAATGCGGTCGTCCTCGCGGATCATCTTAGTAAGTTCATCAGTTTCAGCAGTGAAAAATCCATTTTTCACCATTGTCAAACAACCGTACAATACATTGGCCCGGCGTTCTTTGGTGCAGAACCCGAACAACTCACCGTTGGTACCTGGTTCAGACCAACTCTCAAATACTGCATGTGGAAACTCCTCATCTGGAAGATTTAATAATCGTTCCATTTCTTCACGATAACTATTCACAATTAACTCCTTTGATTAAATGAGGTAATAGATCAGCAAGTGCCCTGAACATCGTGGCTTTGTGTCCGTCGCCCACTTGTTCAAGCATAATGGCCACATCAAGCAAGTAGTCCGCATACATTTTTGCTATCTCTGGCGTCCAGTCGATCATGATTTCTCCTTGAGTGCTTCGCGGGCAATGTCATAACCGTGCCCGCCTAATGTCCACCAGCCGTCCTTATCACAACGTTCGCTGCATTCGTGGTATTCGTTTCCGTTGGTGCAGTGCCAGTTCTTTGCGTCCGCATACTGTTCTAATGCTGCACGCTGCCGCTGGTTCTCAGCTTCTAAACTGTCTGCATAGGCTCGATGTTCTGTTAAGCGAAAGTTCAGCGTCCTTACTTCCACTTCAGCGGCAAGATACAACGCACGGTAGTTCTTGTAGATACGTAGTAACCCATCGTGTTCTAAAGACGTTCCACGATTACCAATCAGATCGGAATATGCAAAATCATATAACCAATCCAGGTCGGTATTAACAGTTTCCCTGGATGGTGCCGCGTCGTGTTGTGACTCGCTCATGGCTTCTCCTTAAAGACCGGGCACCGGCCATCCGATGCCCGGTTAAATGATCATTCACACATGTTATCAAGGTCAAGTGACACACTGATAATCAACTCTGCACGTGTCACCTTGAACGCAGTACCGTAATATCCATCCAGCCGTTGCATAATGCTTGGACACTTGATACTACAGGTATCCGAGTTGCCTTTCTGAATCAACGGATACGAATGAGGCCGTATCTCACCAAGTGGTACGACCTTAAAGCCAACGTATCCACTTCTTAGAAACACTTCAACTGATTTCCGACTGCCGATGTACAAATGCATAAATTTGCTGTTGAATCGGAAGCCATTCTTGGAAATAGCTACACAAGGCACATCGTTCCAGTCATGTCCGAAGCCTCGTGACTTTCGGACCCGCGTCATAAGTTCCCACTCACTCATGATTTTCTCCAAAACCTTGCTTCACGTGGTACACCGTCATTCGTTAACGATGTGTATTTGAACGTGACAAGTGATCCAATCGGATACAGGCTTGCGTCGCGTTCGGCGTCCGTAAATCCTGTACCCAGATTAAAGTACCTGTCTACCCCATTAATGTTCCACTTCACTTGAAGGGCACCGAGCATCCCTTCCAGGCGATCTTTCCCCTGGTCGTAACCAACAACCATTGCTTCGGAATCAAGCATGGGCTTGACCTTTAGCAAATTGTTATTACGCTTCGGGAACCAGAATGATCGAGGGTCACGTAAAATCATGCCCTCGCCGCCTGCATCTACAACACCGTTGAGCATCTCGTACAACTTGTCACGTGCCAGCCTCTCACTCGCTGGCAACCTAACTTGTTCGAGATACCCCTCGCACTCACGTTCGAGCTTACCTACTGTAACCTCGAACGGCGATGCGAGTACCTCTTTCAATCCTTGCCTCTTACAAAAGGCTACACATTTGATGGCATCAATCTCCTTCTTGAAGTTGACGTTGTTAATAGTTCCGGTGTGAAACACATCATCACCGGGTGAATCAAACACCATGTACTTGACGTTCAACCAATCATGAACATCAGCCACATCACGACTGACAATTGTCCTTAGGAGTTGTAAATTCCCACAGTACAATTCTCCATCTAGGAATACGTGATTCGGTAATCGATCCAACCATACATCGGGTGCAACGATTACATTACCGTACCTAGACCAAAGACCAGTTGCCACCGGGCGAACCTTCTTACTAAGATTCGCCCAGGGTACTTCTTTCGTTGGGACACCACGACTAACGCCACCGTCCCAAAAGCAGCGTTGACCGTCCAATTTCTCACTTGCGTACCAACCCGCTATCTGATGCTTAAGCGGATCAAACGTGTGAGCCAACATTAAAAATTCCCTCATGAATCAATCCTTATAGAAAACGATACGAGTCGCCAAAATCAACCGTGTTTGGGCGACGTTGCATCGGGTAAAACTCTGGTAATTGATGGACTTTTGGTGCATCTCTCGTACAAGTCGGACAAATCCGATTAAACGGCGATTGCGCTCTGTACTTCTTTTGGCACCTCAAGCAGATTTTTGATATTCTTGTGCTTTTCACGTACGTTCGCATGGATACGTATTAGCTCCTTGTGATTCCTCGGCTGTTTGCCGGTCCTGTTATATAATACCTTAAGATCAATATAAGCTTTATACTTCGTAAAGTAAGCCTGGTTGACAATATCATCAACCATGATCGGTATGCGTACCAACTCTTCGGCCATGTCGATGAGTGTGGCAGCGAGCGAAATGATCTTGTTTTCTTCCTCCATTTCTTCTAAAGTTTTCGAATCAACACCAGCCAACAACGCCTTGACATCACTGCGATGTGGCTCACGTCCCATCCGTGCTTGTGACAACTTCCTCTTGGTGCAGGTGATCCCTGTCCTTTTGAGGATTTCGTTGTGGGTCAGTTTGCTATTCAAGATACTCATAGAACAAATCCTTTACGTTAGAATCAAACGCGGGTAACAGTTCGTCCGGGATAAAAGGAACAAGACTACACATTATTGCTACGCACGTTTCACGCCCGATTCCATACTTCACAGACAAGTTGTGCAAAGCTTCTGGAAGTAACGGGTACTCTTTCTCACGCCACCGAATAATCAAACGATCATTTGTTTCTTTGTGTCGGAAAGAAAGCACATTGTGACATTGGTACATAATACCCTCGCGATGTGAGATAATAATCATAACCACGAGCAATCACACGGTGTTGTGCATCCTTGTGCAATTTACCGTATGATTGTTTCATCGTAATAACACCACTGACAGCGACTTCGTCACTAAACATAATGATTCCTTAATCGGGTTGTGATTTGTTGCCAGAGATAATTATACCGATGCCTGCTAATGCCTAGTATAGACATTATTTCCCTTGGCCGATTGTTTTCAAGATACAAACGAAGTATCTCTAAACATTCGGCATCAAAGTCGCAGTCGTCGATAACCTCTTTTAAGATGACCTTGGTGACGACCTGTTCTCCGTCGTCGCCCAAATAATCACCTAATTCCGTTCGCTTAAAAGCTTCCAAACGATTTCGTTGTAACGTAGTTCTTGGGATGTAGATGTCTCTTGTTTTCCATGCTTTGAGCTTGAGATTTAAGAATACTCGCTTACAAACAAAACGTATGAGGTCGTCATTATGTAGACCTCTACTGCGTGCCTTATTATATTCCTCCCATACTAGAGCGTTAAGATCATTTGTGAGTTCACGTCGAATGTACCCTGTGTACTTTCGTAAAAACTTTGCACAGACAGAATAACAATGGGTTAATTGTTCACTCTGATCCGTCTCCAAACAGTTGCTTCCAACCTTCCGGCGATGTGCCGCTAATCAAAAACTCCCGATCTTCCCTAGAAAGATCAGGCATTGCATTCTGTATTAACTTACCTCCATGATACCAGTCATAGAATTGGTGCTTAAGTACCTTGACTTGATACTCCTTCTTTGTGACAAAACACGGCCCGTAAATGATCACATAATCATGTTCAGTTGGACACGGTCGTATCCGTAGATTTCCGTACATACTGGTCACTCAGTGTTACATAATGACGTAAAGCTACGTGAACGTCACGTAGCATCGAAGCCTTTCTGTGTTCCAACTTTTCAACGTGTTGATGCTTCAAATCATTTATGAAGTCCAACACCTGTTTCCGATATTCCACATCCTTTAGTAGATCGTTCATTCTCCCTCGATAAGTTTGTAGATACCGTTCAGTTCGATTACCATTCCGTTGGTTGAGTCTGTAATCCAAATCTTATCTTCCTGCAACCAAATACGATCATACCGGTAGAAAGTACGTCCCGATGAAATCGTTTTGTATTCAGGGTCAATCCATGCAACGCTAGGCGGCGTATACGACTCATACGCCACCCGCCCTTTGAACGCATGAGGTTGACTGATGTGTGTACGTACAGGCCGCACAGGGATTACATAATCACACCCGGTTAACAGAATCAAACAAATTAAAATTCTCATTTTACACTCACTAACACCCCATCTTTCATAATGCCTTTCGCATACCACATGTGGGGTTGAGGGGAATGCGGGCCTTCCAAAAAGATTTCACCGTCGGTTGGGCACGGAAAGTGTGCAGGTGAATGACAAGTGATTCGTTCACCTTTAGCCAATGCTTCTTTCAATGCTTTCTTGGTCTTGAAGTTCTTATCCGTGTACATTAATTATCCTTTCCAAATGACGAATGAACGTATGTGATTTATTGGTATCTTAGGTCGTCCTTCCAGAAAAACATACTTACTTTTCTTATCGACAAACTTTGCAATGATTACTGTATCATCACGAAGTGTTACTTTAACACGTTTGCCTTTACGGCATGAAAGATGCGGTGTTTTATACATAATATACAGACAGTACGGCGGCCGACTTGAGAGGGCAATGAGTCAACCGCCGCACTGCTGCCTCTAGTTACTTGGGACGGGAATCTCCGGAATCACCACTTCGTTTGAGTGCTCGTTGTAATGGGCACCTGACACTGACGCAAGACTACTCAAAGCTTCGAGCGTCTTGTTATGCTCGACAATGTACTTGCCTCTTGATTCGTTGAACGCCTTGATCGCGGTCACGGCTGATTCGTAATCCACGTTCATCTGATCCAGCGAATCATTACTCCGTTGTGCTTGATCTTGTTGTACTTTCGCGGCTGCTGGAATCGCAGTCAATTCAAATTTCATCTGAAATACCTCAGTTTTTTATCGAGTTTCTTTTGTTCCTCTGACTCCATGTTGACACCAGTTTTCTCAGACATGTAATCAGAATGAACTGACGCTTGGTTCACTTTTTTCATTTTCGCTCCGGTTTCCCGAAGGAACTTAAGACGATTCATATTACGTTGACACCGGGCACAATACTGGTCGCCCGGTTGTCTAACGGGTAAATAACACAATTTACATTCTTTGTTCGCCATGTTATCTCCAATTCACCATCTTGTCGTCGTAGAAGTTGGAAGGTTGGATTCGCAAATCACACATGTGTTTGCACAAATACTTCCAACATTCTTTGGCATCTTCGTTTGTCTCAAACCTAGCCCACGAACGATTGATTCCTTCGTGGTACTGTATTGGGTTGAATTGTCGAACTGCTTGGTGAACATCTAAATCAATAATCATTTGTAGTCTCCTTTGTCGTCGTGATTCCGGAATCAACTTTGGCGAAATAATCAAATCACTTGCCGGCGTCTTTCGTCAACCTTCGGCAATGACAGTTTGACATATTCGATAGTCAATTACAATAGCAATTTTCAAAATTTTTATATTGCAAGTGATTTGATTATTAATCATTTAGTCGATTTCTAATCGTCAGACTTTAGCAGTAATCATGAACATATCGTAAGCATCATCCTTTTCGATTGGATAATCATAGACGTGTCCATCGTGTACGTCGTGTATCTTCTTCCCGTCCCATACACAGAAATGATCAGGACCACTTAACACACCGTAATAGTGATTCAAGTAATTGTAGAAACGAACATCGGCTTCTTTACCTTCCCACGCCACAATCTTTGTTTCGTTCATGCGTAATGTTAAATAACGTCGTGAGATAGGTGTTATAAAATAATTCTTTGAAAGACAGAAGTCAACCATCTCTTGAATGTGGAAACTTCTACGTCTTAATTTTAGGTCCAGCTTTGGCCAAATGATTTGCCGACCGTCGTGACCACAAAACTTAAATACCTCATCAAGCGTACTGTTCGTTACAGTAGCAAAACAAGCGGCGATGTCTTGGCAATGTATTGGACTTTTAACGAGATTCATGTATTGGCTTAAACAACTGTTTCTTAATACATTCTAACTTATCTTGCACAGACATATCACCGTAGATATTCCAAGCAAAAGGAACAATAGCAACCGAACCACCAGCACGTAAGAAATCAAAACAGTTCCACATATCATCGTCGATTAGAAGATCATTTTGATCACGTACGAGTAGATGTTTCTTACCGCATAAAATGATTCGGTCAACAGGAATACCAATTGACTTACACCAATGACGTTTGCCTTCGCACGAATAACGAAACTTACCTGGGTTGGTAAGGATCATATAATCATCACCAAAATAATTCTCAACAAATTTCAATAACTCCATACAGGTATCTGCCATTGGCATTTCTGCCCAGAACGACAAACCTAAGGAGTCAATATAATCAACAAACTGTGGCTTGGTTACACCTAATGCTTTTTCAATACTGTATGTTCTATCAATGACTTTGTTATATGCTTTCTCACAAGCAAGATGAAAGTCGGTCATAGGACCATCCATATCAAGGTAAATCATATGAGGAACTCCTCTGGTATGTTTTCGTAAGTGTTCGCGACTTCGCGTAAATCATTGGGTACGCCTACGCCACACAATGCTATACGTTCCCTGTACAACATGCAAATGGGCAGGCACTCATAATCACTTGTACACAATACTATGGTCCCTTTATCGGGACAACACAGTGCTATATCTACAGCAAAGGACAAGTACCATATCTTCGTTGATTCATTAATCTTTTTACGATATGGCTTTTTGCTAACAATAGTATGATTAAGGTTAAAAATATACTTCAAAAAACCTACAGCATTGTCATCAACAAATAGAACTACATCTTTGATTGAATACTTATTCATAAGATACTCAATATACTTAGCGTAATCAAGTTTCTTACCAGGGTAAGCTCGGCTTATGCTATGGTACAAACTATTCGTGTCAATAAGAATCATTGTGGCACCACACATTGTTCACCGTCGCAGAACTTCTCATCAATACCGTCACTATTATTAAATTTAGACCAGTCAATTGGTTCAATTGCATTGATCCTCTCGTAATATTCATCAGGTGTAATACCTTGCTCTGGCATCTGTGCATATTGGGGGATGTCACCTGGTGCCGTGTAACGTAGCAATGAAACTGATTTAGTAATCGGTGCTATGTGTGACAAAACAAATTCAATAATCGGTTCTTCTTCTTTCTTAAACACTAGCGTATTACTTACGGCGTTATCCGCCCACTCACGTTGAACCGTAACGAGGTTCATCGCTTGTTCCCACAATGAAACTTCTTCTACAGTACGAGTCTCACCCATGTATACAGGAATATAAAATACAGTTGTAAATTTAGGTTGAATTGCACAAGGCTCATGAGGGACATTTGCGTCGATGAGGATTCTTTCAATAGAAGTATTTCTTTGCACTCGCATAGCACGTAACATGTACCTGTAATTGGGATGACCAATTCCAGGTTGTCTACCAGCCAATTTTGTAGTAGTACCTCCAGGCTTAATAGTCGTAACACGTATCGAGTCACGGACACCTGCTTCTTTCGCTAGTTGAGTGTTGGTAAACTTAATCGTCGTATAACCTTGCCGCATATAACCAATAACTTTATTTAATCCTTCCGTCTCTTTCCATCCCGCAAAATCAATAATGCCAACGCCAATACGCCTATTGCGAGTAATGACAGCATTAGTGTTTTTGTGGTGTGTTGGTAAAAGACTAACGGTTGAGGTATAGAAAGTAGCGTATTTGCAGGCACGCTGCCAAGCCAAATGATTAATACAACGTGTAGGTACAGTATCTGCAACATTGCATAACTCACCATCTTCTAAAGGTATTTCACCACAAGGGTTGATTCCAGTGGCGAAGTCTTCAATATAATGTTTATCCCCAATACGTCCATATTTGAGGTTCTTCTGATTAAGATAACCAGGTTCACCGTTCTTGATTACTCTACTAGCTATTTCCGATAACTTATTAAAATCTTCTGAACGTTCAAGGATAACACTATTGTTACTCATCCATCCGTAATTTTCACGGTCAGGATATTTATCATAATCTTTTAAGTCCATGAACTCATCGTCATCAATAGAACCAAGAGCAATCTCAGCACTACGTCGGATGTTACCTGCTACCACACATACACCGATCATATTAGCAATGTCAGTGAAGAACCGTGTAGAAGTAAGTTCATTATTAAGATACTGATTACAATGATCATCAATACTTTTATGTAAAATACGTAAAGGTTCAGGTCCACTTGCTGTGCCACCGAACCCTTTAATCAAACTACCAGCAGGACGTACTTTACTATAATTGAAAACTGGTAACGATGTACCATCACGATATGCTCGCAACAATACACGTACGCTATCTACCCAACCTTCACGGCTATCGGGTACTGTGTATACGTAGGTAGGTTCCATTGGATGCTGTAACTGTAAATGTACAGGAAACGCACGGAAACCTACACCTACACCACACATCAACGCATCCTTAATCCAACATAAATCTTCAATCCAATCTTGACCTATCTCTTTGAATCCACAATTGTATAACGGCATCGAACCCCGTTCATACATTATATTACTACCCATAGCCCAGAGTCCACGACCGGGCGGCATCCATTGCATATTGAATAGGCTAACTGCCATGTGATCTGCAAATCGATTCCACTTCTCAACATCAAAATTAATATTATTTTTCTTATACCAATCATAACGAATTGACATTACGCCTTCAATAACTCTGATTACAGTATCCGCCCAATGTTCTTGGCGTCCATCATTCATCTTGCGACTGTAGGTTCGATAATATGTAATCTCACCTAGAACACCATAGCCGAATCGAGGGACCATATTATGCAATTTATCTTTAATAGGGTCAGGTAAATAGTATCTTTCATTTACATACATCAGTGTGCAAATCCTCCCATGTACTGCCAAAGGTTGTCTTGTTTGAAAAGTTTCTGATATTCTTCTTCCGTAGCCGCTGTTAATACCCATATCCGGGTGCCATTGGCACGTAGCAATGGAAAATCTTCTAGTTGGGCAGGCGTCCATTGACTACCTACCATATTTGGTAATTTAACCTCGATCCACCGGATACCGTACTTTCTATGAGTAGCGTATATATCCGGGAAACCACTTTGATACATATTGCCGACAGTTGATTTTACAAACCATTCACGCATTCTTAAAAACTTTTCAAGATCATCTTGTATCTTCTTCTCCGGACCTCGACGGTCCCTCACTTGTTTGGGCATCATGTACTAAGCTAGTATCTCCTACTAAAGTGTAATAATCACCGTCAAACGGTACTGGCTTACCATCTTGCATGAATAGATACAATTTAATCGGTACGTCAACTTCTTGTCCCTTCTTCGGTCCATCAACAAACTGACACTTCATTGTAGTTTCCCCAAGAGACTGTAGTAGTGCCGTGCCATGTAAATACTATTAAGCACATCTGGCTCACTACGGTGTAATTTGTCACCATAAGGTAAAAGTATCTTACGATTAAACAATAACTTACAACAAGTCAAATCAAGATTACGGTAGTGGAATTTAGTACGCAACGCAGGAAAATAAAACTCTAAAAATCTACGGTCAAAGTGAACACTATTACCGGCAGGTATCCAACCATTTCGATCACCGAGGAACTCAAGAATATTAGCATTAACATCTAAAAGTTCCATGCCGTAAAGATTACAGTCTTGGAACAATCCATTCTCTGTGTGCATCTTCACACAAAAGTCGTCACTTACAGCAGTATTAATAGGCTTGAGGATAAAGTGCCTGCTACTCAAAGGTGTAAAATCATCTGTCACCTTATACATTGAAATTTCTAATATACAATTGATTGTGTGATCAAGTCCAGTTGTTTCAATGTCTACGAATAAATAATTATTCATCGTACCCTTTCTTCCACAGATAGATAATCAGTAGTCGGATTACAGTGATAATCTCATCGAGGTTAACGGTGTGGTTTGTTCGATAAGAATGAAGAATTTCAATAGCACGCATGATACAGTATTCTGGGCTAGCCGTATCAATTAGGATTTTGTACTGGCTCTCCTTCGGATTGAAGTGGATGATTTGGATCAGCTTTCTTAGGTGTCTTACTAACATGGCCTAGCTCCTTTGCGTATTTGCTCGCGAAATGGGAAACACGTTTTCTGATTGTTGTTTCAAGTCGTACTAAAGTTTCACGTTCTGGTAATTCTTTGAACTCAAACATAGTCTTATAATTAGCGACGATTTCTGGTGTCAGAAATGGTCCGTTACAAAACTCGTCGTATGCTTGTATGTCGATTTTAAGATCATTAAAGAATGTTTCAAGTAAGAACAATGCTTCATCGGTACGCTTCTTTATATTGCGACCGATTCGTTGCCACTTAACACGATTACACTTAAATTCTTCTAATACCCTCTTATTGTAAAAGATGTGTAAATCTGTAAGCTTTTTGATACAAGCTTCTCTTTCCTCATCAGTCATTCTTTTCTCGCATCTTGTGTTCAATCGCTTCAATGAGGTCAACCTTGTTAAGCAAACCGTAATACTTGATATTTTGTCGTTTAGCTATGATTCGTAATTGCGGGATAGTATACTCATGCCAATCTGTTTTATTAATCTTCTTCACCCATTCCTTAACCCGGTCAGGGCTAGGCATCTTAATATAACCTTCAATCTCAAGTAATTGCTCGTCCGTTGCTACCGCACAAGCATCCTCGAAATCAAACGAATTAACTATGCGTTCAAGATTACGAAATCCGCACATCTTCTCACGTGCATAGTTACGTAATTCTTCACAGGTCATCATTTCTCAGCCCAAGTATCCATTTTGTAACTCCAATCTATTGCGAGGAGTGGGACGAGTGTACTGTACTTTCTGACAAATTTATCTACAATAACTTTAATATCTTCCAAATGGTGCGGCAAGCAAGGACACATGATTTCGTCATGAATGTTCATGGGTTGTATATGCCACTCGTTGATTCCGACTGGCTGTAAATCCCACAGTGACACTTGCAACATCTTAGTTAGTTCAGCACCAGTGGATTGTATAACATGGTTTGCCGCTGCTCGCATTACGGATGCTTGCACATTGAATGCACAAGCGATCAAAGCAGACATGACGGCTCCGAATAGCTTTTGTGGTCCTTTGTGCATAGTTCTTGTAACGACTTTGGTAATAGCCTTCCAGTTGTCCGGTATTTTCGTAGACAATTGGAATAATGATTTTGCAATCATCGTTTCCATTGTGAAATACCTTCTGTGGCCCGTCAAACTTTCTACATATTCTTTGGGTTCGTGCCATTCTACTTTAGTTCCAAGTCCGCCTTCTTGTCGCATGGAACAAAAATCATCTTTGATTCCTGCTCTCCAATTTCCCACTCCCGTATACTCCGTAAGGAAGTATTCTTCGGCGGCTCTTGCAATTTCTTCACTAACACCCAACCTAATGACAAGAGTATTCCAGTTTCCGCCATAAAACTGAGAAAACCCACCACGTTTGCCTTGGTCATATAAGTCCGGGTTTTGACCTTTTGTTGCGAGGATTTCATCATAAGTTTTAGTACCACCGGTCAAAGCCATACCGAACACACCATGAAACTTTTGTCTACAAGGCTTACCTTCGTTATCTGTTTGACCACAATGTGGGCACTTAACTTGGTAAGCAAATATATCTAATGGCCATAATCCTTTACACTTCTCACATGTACGCAAGGCGTCACGTAACTTAGGATCATTACAAATAGCATCGGCAATACTGACCTCGAAAGCACTAAAGTCACCACCGGTTAAAACTAATTTGCCATGTGCTAATGGAAACATCTTTCTCACGTATTTAGCATGGTTGATTCCTTGTGCGTTCAGTCCATCGGCACCGGACATTCTAGCACTTAATGCACCAAGTACATTGAACGACGCATGGAATCTATCTGCTAATAAAAGTTTGTCATACAATTCAACTTCTTTAGTTGCCAGTCTAGCTTCAAGGCAAGCTTTAGCTCTAACTGCAACAGGATGATCTTCTTGAAGATTACCGGTTCCGTTACAATAATCACACTCACGTTTGGTATCAACCTTATTGAGCATATCCATTACTGAGACTTGACTAATACAGTGTAAGCAAGGTTGCTTCCACGTAGTCATATCCTGTAGGATTACTTTCTTGGTAGATACCTTTCCACTCGCTGTTCGGAGCCTATCCTTTTCTGCGTCGGATAATAACGGAACAATGTATTTGTATACATCACCGGGGCTTCTAGGTGCTGATCTGGATTTGGCTTTTGCTTTCTCTCTGAGTTCTCTAATCCCGTCAATATTGATTGCGTAACCACGCCAACGTACAGCACCAACCATACAAGAAAGAATAGAATCTTTATCGCTTGCTGGCGGGAATCCCAAATGATCATACAATAACTTAGTAAGAACAATGTCGTCACTAGCATATTTACGAGCAGGGGCAAAATAAGCCCAATGTTCAACATGGTATCTAATCACTCCCGGCCATGCTTGTCCTTGGACAATCTGGCCTTTCTTACGCATCTTAACTCTCCAATTACGTTCTTTACTAGATAACGCCAAAGCATAAGGTGCATATCCAACATCAATCGGTTGAAACTTTCTATCTATTTCAATCTCACCGTACTTCGTCTGATCGTAACCCAGAATCTCTGCTGCTAAGTCTTTAAGTCTTGTACTAGGTCGAAATTTGAGTTCGATATTACTAAAATCTTTATCATCTACTGTGATCGTCCACTCAGACTTATTACGTTGTTTCTTACCAGCAAAATAAATATTTGGAATCTTAATAGTCTTATCAAGCAAATCAACTACAGGTTGAGCCAGTTCATTTGGCACCCGCTTAATTCTGATCGGCTTACGGTCCATCGTAGATTGATACTTGCCTTTCTTGGCAACGAGCATCAGATCAAGGGCACCCGCAGGCTTGTAACAAGGACCATCACGACCCTCTTTCTCAGCAAGGGCATACTCATCAATATAATCAAGCGGACGTTTATCACCACCCACACGTTTCTTTAGTTCCAGGAGAGTGGTGCCTTGTTGGCAAATATGGAACCAATCAAATGCTAGGTTAAATCCTATAATCACTTCCTTAGTAAACATCTCATATAACGCTAACGTACTATTAATGGTGTTCAACCATACATCATGTAAATTAATCGTTTCATCATCGTGATGTGCCCACTGTACAAGGACTATGGGTCCGTGCAGGCCGCACGTTTCGGTGTCGAGAACTATCATTGATCACCTTGTACTCTTTGATTTTGTAATCACCATTTACTAGTTCAACAATACCAATCTCAATCAATATATCACGGTATTGTTTGTTAACATTTTTCAATGATTCAACCTCGGTGCGTAGTTGTCTGTTACGTGCTTTCTCTTTAACTAACAAATCACCTTGGTCAAGATGTGTCATTTGGAGTTGATTGTATTTCCAATTTGTATTATCTCTTTCATTCCATGAACATATAGCACAGACCATCCACATAAATGTTAATACCCAAGGTATTAAATTCTTCATTTGATATACTCCTTAAATTCATGGTCGAAGCGATTGAACGCCGGTGTAGTTTCATTATTCTTTGGAATCATATCACTGTTATACATCTTCGTTGTCCATTGATGAACGAACGTAAGATACTCGACTAAATCACGCGGATTCCCTGATATGTTTGATGTATAGATACAAAAACAACCCACGTTGCACTGTGCAAAGAAACTAAAACTAATCTGCGGTGATCTCAATTCATAGTACAAGCATGTACCCACACAATACGCACTAAGTTCATCAAATAAGAATGTAGTTCTGTTTTCATAATACTGTTTAGCTGTAGGGTCTAACAAATAAGTTTGATATTGTTGCGTTGATCTAAGATCATTTGGCACTACTGACGCCACCATTGACAACGTGACTCTGGGATTATTAATCACATATGCTTCACCGTCGAATACATACAACGCTTGTCGGTGTGGAGCAAACGTATACGTGTTATTGATTCTATTATTTACAGCATGTAAAGTTTCATGACCTGTATTGCCTGCATCAGCACCAGTGAGTGTCATATCACTCATGTCCATTACTTCCTTGTATCTGGTCTTAGGATCACCGGGCATATTCCTACATGGTAATACTTTTATCTTTTCAGCGTATACAGTATTGCATAGGAGCAATAATAAGATTAAAATCCTCATACAACTATCTCCACACCTAAATACGGCGAATGTGTGTTATCAAAGTATTTTAACTGCTGACAATAGCAAATCAAACCATCACGAGTACCAGTATAGTAACGTGCCCCTTTGATATTTTGCTGTTCAACAAATATCCTCAATTGAATCGGCGTGTACTCACGCACATGATATTCATTTCGACATTCACTGATATTGAAATTAGGAGTCGTTATGATTACACGATCACGTGCAATATGTATAAGGTGTTGCATGAATAACATATCATGTCTGACATGTTCAATAACATCGAATGCCGTTACAATATCGAAACTCTTTTCCGGAAACTCACTAACATCTTCATGCGTATCTACATTTGTACAATACAGTGATAAGTCTTGCGTATACACGTCAGCAACACGCTCTTTGATATGACCTAATCCACTGCCGACATCTAACACAGTTTGACCTGGCCGGATAATCTTTGCAGCCCACTTGTGCCAGTGGACTTGTAAATCCTGACGGCCTTGATCACCCATTTGGCTAATAGAATCAAAACGAGGACCGATCATTCTTCTACGTTAGCACCAAAATCAAAACGGGCATCAAAGTCATCCTCGGCATCAAAGTCATCCTCGGCATCAAAGTCATCCTCTTCAAAATCATCGTCATCAAAGTCATCAAAGTCATCATCGTCATCAAAATCATCAAAGTCGTCATTCATTCGTCGCATCGTTATGCCTCCATAACAGGTACTTCGTAATCAATACCACGCTTGTCTGCTTCTGCCTTTATTGAATAATATACTTGTGCATTATCAATCTCACCCACACACCACGCAAGAATACGTGTACAAACGTCAAAGCCAAATACTTTATGATAATGTGACATCATCTCTTTGATTTCACTAGGCTGCCGTTGTTTCTTAACAATAGCTTTAGGTGGCTTCTTCAAAACTTGATCAGTTGTTTTTCGCTCACCTGCTTGACGTGCTTCTTTTAACTTACGAGCAGCGATCAATTGTTCTTCGGGCTTATGTCGAAGGCTATTAAGATCACGAATATGTACAGCCGTGAATGTACCCTTTGCAACTTCTGCTTGGATTTCATGTGGAAGATTAAGAATCATTTCGCGAATCTGCACCCAACCAGGTGACATGCCTAATTCTTGTGCAATATCGTCGCGGCTATATCCTTCACGTACATAATGCTCAATACACTTGGCTTCTTCAAGCATATTAAGATCACTACGCTTAAGATTTTCAATCGCATTCAAAGTACGATATTGAAAATCAGTTAAGCCACCTTGGATACGTGCTGGAATTGTTTCGGCTTCATTAACAGTAAATGCCATGAAGCGACGATGCCCCATCACAATTACATACTTCTTATCTTTCGGATCACCCGGTTGATCTGCTGGTCGGACAACAATCGCTTGTTGCAGGCCGTGTGCCTTAATCGACTTAGCCAAGTCAATTACATCCAACGGACTAATCTTTTCCCTGGTATTGAATACCTGATCCATGTAAATGTCCGACATTGGTACATTTACAATTGCCATTTGGTCATGGTCAGTTAAGGCTTGCATGTTTCAGTCCTGTCATACTCATGTGTTGAAGGTTACGTTTCTTCTTGAGATTTTCTAAAATGTACAAATCAGTATCAAGATGAACATAATCAGTAATACGTCCACCCTTCTCTTTATCCATACCAATACGATGTCCACGGTCCTCAGTCTGCATACGACTCTCACCGTTGAAATCATTACTATAAAATACAGTGGTCGGACTAGCTGTCAAAGTAATACCCATACCAGCTGCACCGGGTTGACCTACAAATACCATTTTAGGATACAACTCCTGACCTTGATCATAAATCTGTAATAAAGTTTTATTTTCAAGTACCTCACCTAAAGGTGTACGCCCTTCCCAACCACGACCATCAGCACGAATCGTAGTCCAACCTTTACTGTGACAGAACTTAACAATCCTATCAATCGTAGCCGTGAAGCCACCGTACACATTAAGACGACCAACTTCTTCATGAAGTTCCAAATCTTCTTCTAGCAAAGTTTCTTTGGGACAATCCATCCATTGAGTTTCGCGTCTATATTTCGGTACTTCACCTTCACCACCACAGTGAGGACAAACACAATCTACTTTAGTAAGATTATCATTAACATCAGCAATGTATTCCCAATGCTTCTTGCTACCTAAACACAGTTCACAAGTTTGAACACCGATTTGCTCATCAACATATTGGAACCCATCACTTAACATTCTCAACTTAGTCAGAGCATCAATCGTGCTACGACTACTGGCAATGATCATCTTAGCAATGTTGACAATTTCTGGTGTCGGCGATACACGTTTGATTTCGTATATCTTATCAGGCAAGTCAACACAATCTTTCTTGAGCTTAACCAGCACAAGACCTTTCATACGATTATGTAATCTTGAAACCTCATTAACACTTTTCACAAATGAATGTTTATATTTTTTCTTGGTCATATCATGAACGTCATCTGATTCAAATAATCCGCATATGTTGCACTTGTTTGAATCATCACGCCAAGATACAAGGTGAGGGTAACTTCCACCGTCTGGTTTGTCTCTGTTTTCAATTATAGCCAACTTATCCTTGAAAGTAAATAGGTCTTTCTCAGATAAAAAGCCTGGGCACACAACTTCACATAAATGCCACCAGTCTAGGGGTGATTTTGGTGCAGGTGTACCACTAAGTAATCCAATACAACTATTCTCACCATGATCTTGTCGCATAGAATCCGCAAGATGTTTGAAAGCCTCCGAACGCTGACTAGTAGGTGTCTTTAGTTTGCTACCTTCGTCACCGATTACGCCAGCCGGTGCTTTCTTGCCCGGTTGCCAATTACCAACCATACGCTTGATACGCTCATACGTGCCACGCGAGGGTACAATACGAAGATTCCATTTAACGATTTCCAATTCGGTACTACGCAGTGAACTGTTGATTCCAGCCCAAAACCATTCGTCAATACCTTCCCAAAGGGCAAGTAACTCCATTGTCATAAATGCAGCTAGAGTTTTCCCTGTGCCCATTTCAGCAGCCCAGATGAAAGACTTAGTAGATACAGCTTGGGCAATCATCTCAATTTGATGAGCCATCGGCTGTTTATCAGAAGGCAAACGCTTAAGACAATATTCTTTGATTTTATCCAAAAGAACTGGATCGTTAAAATCTTTATCAAATTTTGCAAACGGACGACATCCGTATTTGTTTTTAAGATATTCTAAAGTGAATATGTTGCGTTGCGTAATTGGAGCAGACCAGACTTTGGGTCCGTTAGGATTAACAGGTGGGCCGTGCCACTTCCTGCCTTCAAATGAATACTTGATTGTGTCAATCAATCCTCTGTTGAATGGGAAATAGAAGAACATCCGTTTCTCCTTAACCACTATGTCAACATCATATAATCGATTATCGGTTGAAAGTAATTTTGTTTTATGTGAAACTATTTCTTTATTCCACAAGATATGACTCTCCTTTCGGACACATTCGGATACGTAAGTGCAGCGATTATAAGATCATCTCGGTGTACGGATAGGGCACCGGTCACCTTTTCCATAAGCACGACCATAAGATCATTGTAGCTTAGATTCTTTTGATGAAAGACACCAAACGAAGTACGAAGTGTTACAAAACTTGTATCACCGTCTTTCTTATGTTTGATGTATTCCGTCGTACCCATTGGCAGATTGCCGTTGTAAATTAAAATAAAATCAATATTTTCTTCATCAATTAAGTCCACGTTGAATTTTCTTTTAATAACGTGTACTACGTTCTTAGTGAGGATCATAGGTCAACAATAAACAGTCTTTCTCTTTCTTACGCTTATACGAAGAAAAGATACCGCTATATCCTTGTCGCTCAAGTTCCTTCAAAAGCTCTTGACCTAACTGATTCATTGTTCCGGTGGAACTAAGACAATTGACAACGATTTCCCGCCAACCGTTCAACGATGCTGTACAGACAGCTACAACAGAATTATGTTGTGTACGTTCAAGTGATGTTGTACACGTCATGTAAGGCGCTAAGTTAAATAGATTTTCACAACTCGTGCCAACTATAAAACTTAGAGAGAAATGACCTACGATTCTTTGTGCGTTTCGTATCGTATTTTCTTCTGTGTCTTTGTACCAAATACTTGTAATCTTTGCAAGGTCATTATCATGATTCTTCATCTTGAGATCAAGATTACTGAGTATCTCACTTAGAGATTTGAAATCAAAATGGGAACGGCCAATTGGTAGTACAATTTGCATAGCATCGCCTCGCGTCGTTCCCTGATTCAGTCACGTCGAACGTACTAACGCCTACACCCAAGTGTGTAACGATAGACGGGTGATACTGATAAATCGGATACTTCAAATCTTGAATCGCGAATCCAATATCCGTGTCCAAGTGTACTCGATTTACTTTTGTCAGGTGTCTGTTGTACAGAACTTCTGCTATTGCCTTACGTGGAAATAATAAGCATAAAGAACCACATAACCCGAACATAGATAATCTTTTAGCTGTTTGCCAACCAACAGCGTTTCGTGTTGCGTTGACGGCTGGTGTCCATCCAGATAGAACTTTGTCTTTAGATTTGAAATCATCCATGTACTTCCAACCGTCAACACACCACGCTATATCGTCCTCACAAATCAATATATAGTCACTTTCGGTGTTATGTAGGAGCCAGCGAACACTGAACCACCAGTTATCGAAGCAACCTAAACGCTTTTCGTTGACTCTAATTTTGACTTGTGATTTATAGTAAAATAGTTCAGACCCAGGCTCGCAGAACACATAAGGAACTGGCAAGCCTGGTTGTCTGAACCAAGTCTCCAACGATCTGTCAATCGTTAAAACTTTACGGGGTGCTGTGATTATTGCGGAGACTACACTTACCATTTGTGCATGTCCTCACCGCATTATCAACTTTCGTGATCACAGCCTTAACTGGTCGTCGAGTATCGCATTTACAGCTACTACAACGACACCCATGATTAGAACGAAACTTAAACAGTCGAGCGTGGACATTACCGCTCCCGACCAGCAGAATCAGCAGAATCAGACTCAGCTTTTTCACCACTTGGTTTTCTCTCCTTAGGATCATTGAACTTCGCGAGTTCACTCTTGATCATTTCCATATCTTCTTGCTTCCACAACTTAGATGCAGGAACATCAGATTCATAGGCCGATGCACGACCAATATGCCACGAGTTATGTGGTGGTTGCTTTGATTTCACAAAGTCCATCTTATATTCAAGTGGCAAAATACTACCCTGAGTTTCCTTTTGCTTATTGAACAATTCAATTGCAATAGCAGCTTCGGTACGCTGACTGATATTGCCATGATAGAATGTAGCAAGTACATTATGATCAACGACCCAATGTAAAAATTCAGGGCCGTAAGTATTAGGATTATTCTGACCGCCACGATCAGCAGCGATACGAATTTCCTTGTAGGTTTCCGAATTAGGATCATACGCTTCGGCGAGTTCACCAAATCGTAGAGCCTTGGGTCGCCATGACAAACTAATCACAACGATACTACTACCAAGAGCAGTAAGATTTTTACCGTTGACTAAAACAAATTGACCAACGGGCACCTTGCCGCTTTTAACATATTCTTTACTACTGCCACCTACTTCAATACGTGGCAGCCAACGACCAACAGTTGAAAGATCACGAATCACATCTGGAGTTGCATACTTGGAATCAGCGGACGGAATCATCAGTTCAGTTGACATATCTCATTTCGCATAGATTATGTGTCGCTCTTTTGTTTAACAGGGAGTATGAAATAACAGACACCGGGCACCGAATAATCGATGCCCGGTGCAATAATCAAACTAGAGTTGCGAGATGTCGGCGGCCTTCTCGGCAGCTTCCTTCTCTCTCCTAGCTTGACGCTCCTTCTTGGCAGCAGCGGCAGCTTCTTCCCGCTGACGCTTGCGATCTTCCCAACGCTTGCGTTGTTCCTCAATACTACCAGGATCAAGGCTGAGTACCCACTTCAAAGCGGCTACCCACGCAGCTTCCAACGTAGTTGCATTAACGGATGCAAGTACATCCTTAACAGCAGTTGGATTCTCCAATTCCGATTGCAAAACATTCCGAGCTTGGATACGAGCAATCGGCTCAAACGTCGCAGGTGAGGCTTCCTTACCTTGCTTGGCAGCATCTTTGATTTGCTTCAAGCGACTTGCGACTTGTGGCGTAAACATTGTTGGCGGGTCAGTCTGTGCCCGATCAACATAATCAGCCTGCTCTTCAAGTGGGAGTTTGGCCAGCGAATACGCATTTGCCAGACCGATTTTGTCTTCGTTGACAAGCTCTTGAATCTCTGGCTTCAAATTAATCAACGATAGCCGGGTACTCAACCAGGCCGTACCAACAGACAACTTATCCGCCAAATCAGCCATTGTCAAGAGAGGCTGTGCGGAGAGCAGACGAAACAATTGCTTCGTGTACTCCATAGGCTTCGTTTCAACCTTGTGAAGATTCGTGATGATCTGTGCTTCCATCAACTGCGAATCTTCAATCGACTTAATCAAAGCCGGAATCGTTCGTAGGCCCGCGTCTTTCGCAGCCGTAAAACGATGTAATCCGTCAACGAGGCCAAAGACACCTTCTCCGAGATCAGTCACTAGAATCGGATTTAGGACGCCATTGTTGCGGATTGAACTCACCAATTCCAAATACTCAGCAGATGATTTATCAACTGGACGCAGAGCAATCTCGCTCGGCTTGATGTTATGAACGCCAATAAATTCGACACGATCCTGTTTTACTTGTGTTGCAGTTTCCGTAGACATTTCTTCTCGCTTGATTCGTTACCGTGTACGTGTAAATCACAATGAGTATGATCACATGATTATGTTGTTGATGAAAAACGATTAGCGAATCAGGATGAACTCAGTAATCAAATCAAGTGTCCTGGTGGTTCGGTTGCTCTCAACTAGCTTATGTCCAAACTGGCCGGTTTGCTGAACTAGCTTTTACTGACTACTAAGCTTGGCCAGTTGGCCTAATAGAGTAGTCAATTTTCAACCCGACTCATTAGATAGTTAGACAAGAATAGTAGTCAGTAAATAGGCCAGTTTGGACATAACCTAGTTGTTACACTTTCTACACTTCGGACGAGGACCAAATGATTTGATTACAAAAACAGAAGCAATCAAATCGTTCCTGAGTAATCATACTCACAACGATTTGGCAATCAATTACAACCACAATATGGAATGTCAAGTTAATGTTGCCCAAGATAATGGCGAATTGATTAACGGTGAATACAACGGTAAACGCTGGAAAGGTTATACTGATGGTATTCAAGTATGGAAACCGATTAGAATACCGTTCAAAGCTAATAGTGAACCAGAGTATACCGATAGTCCCATGAAGTTTGACCTGGAAGAACATGCCGAAGGAATCGGTATGACCGGGTGGGATTGGTATAATCGTGTAAGTAAATGGGTCGCATTTGATTTCGATGGAATTGTTGGTCATTCTGACAAACATGCAAACAAACTTTCGGTTGATGAACTCCGAGAGATTCAAGATAATGTTTGCGATATTGATTGGGTAACAACCCGATTATCTACTAGTGGTAATGGCTTGCATTTGTACGTATATCTACCTGACGTACACACAGATAATCACACCGAACATGCAGCATTAGGCAGAGCAATACTTCACCTAATGTCAGCTAAGGCAGGCTACGACTTTGTTAGTAAAGTCGATATATGCGGTGGGAATATGTGGGTGTGGCATCGGAAGATGCGTGGTACAAGTGGACTTAAGTTACTCAAACCTGGTTGTGTACTTGAAAGTTATCCTCTCAATTGGCGTGATCATCTTACTGTCACGACAGGCAAACGTCGTTGTGTCTTACCTGATTTTATTAGTGAAGAAAACGAAGGAAAGTTCTTTGAGTTGACTGGTCAACGATCAAAGATCAGGTTGGACGACGAACATCAAAAGTTAATCAAATACTTGGAATCAAGTGGTGCTAGTTTCTGGTGGGACAATGATCATCATATGCTCGTATGTCACACGTATGATTTGTTACAAGCACATGAAGCGTTACATTTGAAAGGTGTTTTCCAAACAGTATCAACGGGTAAGCACCAAGGCAGTGATCATAATTGTTTTATGTTTCCTATGCGTAGGGGTGCGTGGGTTGTACGTAGGTATGGTGAAGGTGCGGAAGCTCCCACTTGGGACCGCGACCCATCGGGCCATGCTCGTTGTTTCCTTAATAAAGACCCTGATTTGAAAACCCTAGCATCTTGCTACAATGGCATCGAACACGCCACAGGTGGGTTTGTGTTCAAACACGCCGAAGATGCAATGAAAGCTGCAATGGGGTTAGGTATTGATCTTGGTATTGAAAATTATATGTTGATGCGTCAGACCAAACTTAAGATTAACAACGAAGGCAAATTGATTGCTGAAATCAGACGAGAAACTGATGACAAAATTAAGGGTTGGTTGGATAGTAAGGATAAATGGCAAAAAGTATTCTATACCCAAAAACCACTTTCGAATCAAGAAGTCGATATTGCTGATTTTGATGACGTGTTACGCCACGTCGTTACTTCTGATGGCACCAATTGTGGTTGGCTTGTTAAGAGCGATAATCAATGGACTGAGGAACCTTTAGTACACGTAACATCTGTACTCCGTAGTATGGGCCTCAAAGACCCTGAGGCGAAATCAGTTATTGGAATGAATATTTTGAAGCCGTGGCGACTTACTAACTTGCCATTCCAACCAGAATATCCTGGTGATCGTCAATGGAATCGTAACGCGGCACAGTTCAAGTTTGCACCTGACTTAAAGAAAGAAGATCTTGAATATCCACATTGGAAAATGATTCTTAATCATATAGGTAAGAACCTCGATGATGCTGTCACTAAAAACAAATGGTGTCAAGCAAGTGGCTTACAGACCGGTTCTGATTACTTGAAGTGTTGGTGTGCTTCTTTGTTTCAATATCCATTTGAACCGTTGCCTTATTTGTTTCTCTACGGTGAACAGAATAGTGGTAAATCCATATTGCACGAAGCCCTTGGCCTATTAATGACCAAAGGTTATAAGCGTGCTGACCAAGCATTGAAAAGTGCGAGTGGTTTTAATGGTGAATTAGAAAAAGCTATATTGTGTGTTGTTGAAGAAATTGATTTACGTGCAAATAAGCCAGCTTATAACTACATAAAAGATTTTGTTACAGCACTTGAAATAAGTATACATATCAAAGGCCGAACACCATTTATGGCACAGAACACTACACATTGGATTCAATGTGCAAATGATTCCGAATCATGTCCAGTGTTCGAAGGTGATACACGTATCACTATGGTCAATGTGGGTGCGATTGAGACACCTATCAATAAAAGATTATTAATCATGTCCCTTCGTAAAGAGGCACCTGACTTCCTTACATCGTTACTCCGACTGGAGATTAACGAATCAACTGACCGCTTACGTATTCCAGTGCTTGATACTGGTGACAAAGTAGTCAGTATGAATAAGAATCAGTCTTTGCTCGAACAATTCATTGCAGAAGAATGTTATTATGTACCTGGGAACAAAATATCAGTTGCTGATTTCCATGCTAAGTTCTCAGCGTGGCTTGATCCTATGGAACGTCACATCTGGACGAAGCACAGAGTATCGAAGCAGTTACCGAATCAATTTATTAGAGGTCGTGATCGTAGTAATTCTGCATGGTGCTATGGCAACATATCATTTGACAAAGCCGCACCTGTACTTCCAACCTACTATCTCGAAGGAGATAAATTAACACAATGAATTTACTTGAAGATCACTCTTGGGTAATCTGCAACGGCTATCTCGCAATTGTTCGTGGATATGATTCCGCGACAGGGAACTATATGTTGCAGGCTTTTAATCAATCGCGTACACGTTATATACAACATGAATCGGGCCTTGTAAATGGTACTCTCTCAGCCGCAAACGTAGGTGATCCCTGTATCTTTGAGGACGAAAGACATCCTTATACGATACAAGTAGTTTCTCCAAAATACTTACGTTGCAAAAATGGAGACAACTTACCTATTATGATTGACACTGACGGTAATCTTATTACATCCGTATCTGAAAATCGTGTAATGAAAACTTTTGAAACAGGTGGCAAGAGAGAAAATAAGGACGGCAAAGGACGACCTGATCTTCTACCTTGGCAAGCAATAAATGAAGTTGCAAAACATTTTGAAAACGGTGCTATAGCACATGGTGATCGCAATTGGGAGAAAGGTATCCCACTTAACAGTTATGTCAATAGTGAATTTAGACACCTAAAAGATATTATGACAAACAATGTCACGGAGAAAGAAAGCCTTGAATACCATTTACGTGCTAATGCTTGGAATGCACTGTGTCTATTACAAACATATCTGTGGATACGTGACGGCAAATTACCAACATCCCTTTGCAACATACCAATTACCATTGATCTTTCTTAAAGACCTCGCAATTCTTATCCTAATGATTTGGTTTGTCCACTACGTAATCAAAACAGAAAGAAAATACTATGTCTGAACTTTTTGATATGTTGAGTGATCTTACAGATGATTTTGAAGATGACTCACGTGATAACGTAATCCTCAGGGCACCGTTTGGATACCCTGGCGGTAAGGACAAATCTGTTGTAGAAATTATCAACAAGTTACCTTACCGAGATACTTTCGTAGATGTATGCGGTGGGAGTGGAATCATCACACTCAACCGTAAGAAGTCTAAAGTTCTTGATGTTTACAATGATCGTTGGTCAGGTGTCACTTGTTTCTTTAGGATGTTGCGTACTAATCATGACGAGCTACGTGATAGTATCAACATGGCAATGCACAGTCGTGAAGAATTTGTGTATGCCAAAACTCACTACGAAGATATTCAATTGTCTGACCTTGAACGTGCTACATTATTCTATGTTATGATAAGCCACAGCTTCGGTAAACTAGGCCGGAATTGGGCACGATCATTGAACAGTAAGGTCACATTCAAACGTAATTATGATGTCGAGTATTGGCGAGAGTTACATACTAGATTCTCAGAAGTTCAAATAGAGAATCTTGATTGGAAAAATGTTTTGAAAGATTACGACGGACCCAATACCGTATTTTATATTGATCCACCGTACCCATATACAGATCAATCTATCTACAAGCACAAGTTCAAGAATGAAGATCATATTAAGTTACTTGATTACGTACATCACAACGTACAAGGTTATGTTGCGGTATCTTCGTACAAGAATGATCTTTATTCCAAATACCCTTGGGACGATATACATGTTTGGCCTGTAAAGATCACTATTGATTCTAAATCATCAACTGATTCTGGTCACCGTGAGTACAAAGGTCAATCCGCACGTGAGATGTTTGAGATTCTGTATATCAAGGAGAGCAAATGATACATCTCAACGGTCACAAATTATGTGTCATTGACACTGAAACATTTGGACTTGATCACACTAAACATGATATTCGTGAGATCGCTGTAGTACCGCTTAACTTTGATATGCAACCTGATGATACAATCAACCCTTTCGTCATTGAAATGGCACCGAGCAGGTTGGAAGATATTGATTATTCGTTTTTCAGTAGAGAGAAGATTCAAAGATCAATTGATACTGGATTCAACCCTCACGTTGGTCTTGATCTGTTTATCGAGTGGCTTGATAGATTGCAGTTGCCAATTGGTAAGCGTGTGATGCCACTTGCTCAAAATTGGTCATTCGATAAATTATTTATCGAAGATTGGATGGGACCGGCGTCTTATAATCTTTATTTCGATGGTCGGGCACGTGACC